TCACATCACCGGGCAGCCGTCGTCATCGCTTGCACGATTGATGAAGAACGTAACGCGTCCAAGCACCTCTACTGCTTCCAGTGCGCTTCCCTCTATTGCCTCTCCATCATCCGTAATGAGCGCCTTGCCCATGAGTTTTGCAAATTGTGTGTGGCCGTCGCACAAAATTAACAACACATCTCCAGGCTTCTTTTTCGTTGCTGGCTCTATGACCGCAAACCCCATATCAGTTTCGAGCACCCTGCTTTCAGCCCCGATGTTGCACAGGATTGCTGGGGAAAGTTGACGCTCAACATAATCGCTTGCAGGTGAAGCAAATCCCATTATTGCACCCTCCCCATGTTTCTCAGTATCCAGTACCGGTTGTCGCTGCCGTCGGTCGTCTTGTCGGCGAAGTCTTTTTGATAGCGCTCTATCCAGGCATTCGCTTCTTCGCGCGTGTAGTGCCAGTTGAACTGCCGCAATTTCTCTATGAATGCGTCTGTGCTCAGGTAACGATACCCCTTGGGGTTTAACTCTATGGCCGCAACAAACGCGGCATGAATGTCTGCTGTGCGTGGCATAATCACCTCACAAAATAACTGTATGCATATACAGTATCGTCAAATATGTGGGTCGATCAAGTTTCACAGTGGTGCTAAACTTCAGACCTTTCTGAATTGACTGATTTATATAATGTTAAAGCTCCTTGCTAAGTACACATCAATCGGCGTCATTAACACGCTCATTCACTGGGTTGTGTTTGCTATCTGCATATACGCGTTTCACACAGGTCAGGCGCTTGGTAACTTCGCCGGATTCGTCGTGGCAGTGTCATTCAGTTTCTTTGCAAACGCCAGGTTCACCTTTAAGTCCTCGACAAGTACGATGCGCTACATGCTGTATGTCGGGTTTATGGGAACCCTGAGCGCAGCTGTTGGCTGGGCTGCCGATAAGTCTGGCATGGCTCCGATCGTGACTCTCATTCTTTTCTCCGCCATCAGTCTGGTGTGCGGTTTTATTTATTCAAAGTTCATTGTCTTTAGGGATGCGAAATGAAAATTTCTCTGGTCGTTCCCGTCTTCAACGAAGAAGACGCGATACCTATTTTTTATAAAACGGTTCGGGAATTTGAAGGGCTTCAGCAGCATGAAGTAGAGATAGTCTTCATCAATGACGGCAGCAAAGACGCTACAGAGTCAATAATTAATGCGATTGCTGTTGCCGATCCGCTTGTGGTCCCACTGTCATTTACTCGTAACTTTGGTAAAGAGCCTGCTCTGTTCGCCGGCCTTGACCACGCGACCGGTGAAGCAATTATCCCGATTGACGTAGACTTGCAGGACCCTATCGAAGTCATTCCTCACCTTATCGAGAAATGGCAGGCCGGTGCTGATATGGTTCTCGCTAAACGCTCTGATCGCTCTACAGATGGCAGACTGAAGCGCAAGACCGCTGAATGGTTCTATAAGCTGCACAACAAAATCAGCAATCCAAAGATCGAAGAAAACGTTGGCGACTTCCGTCTGATGTCTCGCGAGGTAGTGGAAAACATTAAGCTAATGCCAGAACGCAACCTGTTTATGAAGGGTGTGCTGAGTTGGGTTGGCGGGCGAACCGATGTTGTTGAGTATGCCAGGGCAGAGCGAGTGGCCGGCAGCACGAAATTTAATGGCTGGAAACTGTGGAACCTTGCCCTGGAGGGGATTACCAGCTTCTCTACTTTCCCGCTTCGCATGTGGACGTACATCGGCCTGTTTGTTGCCGGTGCTGCGTTCCTGTATGGGGCATGGATGATTTTGGATACCATCTTTTTTGGGAATGCTGTCCGCGGATATCCTTCCCTGCTTGTTTCAATACTTTTCTTGGGAGGAATACAGTTGATAGGAATTGGAGTCCTTGGTGAGTATATCGGTAGGATTTACGTAGAAGTGAAAAATAGACCTCGTTATGTGCTGAAGGGAAGAAAATGAAACATCTTAGTTCAAAATATTGTTTTGATGACTATGTAAAGTTATTTATTATCCTTTTGGCATTATTTTCCCCAATATTAGTAAACTCATATAATTACATAGATGATTATGGAAGAAGTTTATATGGGTATAATGGGCTAGATGCAAATGGAAGGCCTGTTGCAGCTATAATATTATGGATGACTATGTGGTTTGGTGATGTCGTAGATATCTCTCCAATACCTCAAATCATTTCGGTTGCATTAATAGCTGCGTCTGCTTGCTTGTTAAAGGTTAGCCTTGAGAGACATACAGGTTACAAATTGGGTATTTTACCTGCTGTGTTTATATTTACAGCTCCAACATACCTACCTATGATTTTATTTAAATATGATTCTGTATCTATGGCATTTTCTATCCTTACTGCCATATCTGCTTTTTATGCACTCGGTAATAATTCATTTAAATCATACGCACTAGCCTTTGTGTTGATAATTTTATCTATGCTTTCATATCAAGCATCAATATCAATATTCATTATCCTTACATGTTACCGGTGCATTTTTTTATCTTTTGATAAATGCCGTTCTGCCGTGCGGTATATAATTGGTTCAGCTATTATATCAATTTTGGCAATAGCATCAGCATCTTTAATATCAAAACAGTTTACATCTGGCGGGTATAATGATACCCATAGTAGATTACTGAGTTTTAGCCACGCTTCCATTGATGCTTGGCTGTCTAATTCTGCGAAGTATTTAAGCATGATAAACATGTCATATCCAATGGCATGGATAATTTATGCAGCATCAATTTTATATGTGCTATATATAGTTATTTCACCAGGAGATAAAATTACTGCTATCAGAAAGTTATTAGCACTTGCATTGGCGATATTATGCCCATCATTTATATTCTTGCACCTCTCATTACTTGAGAGCCCTGTGTTTAATATTCGGACGCTAATAGGAACCTCGTTTGCAATTTTCATGGCAGTGATTCTATTCGCTAAGAATACAATATTTAGAAAAGCTATTTTTTTATTTCTGATTGCATACAACCTCACCATCTATGCCGCAACACTTAATTCTATACGTTACCAGATGAATCATGAGAACAATATATCCACTCTTGTAATGAATGATTTAACGAGTGAGAGATTTCACGATGTTAAAAACATCTATACAGAAGGAAGAGTTTATTACCCACAGGAGGTAAGCAATATCAATAGAAGATTCCCAGTGGTTATGATGCTTAGTCAGACATATTTGGGTAGCAATTCCTTCTTTGGTTATGTACGTTTGAATTATTATCTAAGAGATACTAAGTATGGTTATAGCGAGAACAATAAAAGCATAACTTTAGTATCACATACGACAAAGCCTGTTATTGAACGGAAATATTATAAGATATGGGTATCAGGTAATGATGCGTTAATTTCATTTAAGTAGAACCTATCCCCGCCTCAAAATAATATTGGTTAAAGTTATTTATGGCGAGAAATAAATTTACTACAGCACATTAAAGAAATGGCCCTTGCGGGCCATTTTTATACAATGTACTGAGCGGTATTTTTAACAGAAACTGTCTGACTTGTGATTCCTTTGTTTATTAAAGCGATCTTACCACCAGAGTATCCAGAAACAGCCTGTTGAACAGTGCCGCCAGTAGTGGGTTTAACTGTTATTGTAGGTACTGAACCTGCCAGGCCAGCTGTGAGCATGACCTCACCTGTCACATCGCAAGTCAATGTGCCGACAACAGTAAGTGCGCCGAAAAGCATCGTCGAGATCTCAATGCCAGTCGCCACTCGCTTGGCAACAACTCCACTTTGAGACGTGGGTTTGTAATAAAAAACAACACCACAATCAACAGGCAAAGCAGACAGGACAACATTTTGAACATTTGATGCTTTAGTAGCACCATACATATCCGGCGCTTCATCATTTGCTGTTTCTGCACCATATGCTAATAAGAGATCTGCTTTATCTCTTACCTGCCCGTAAACACCCTTTATCGCATTTGCAGCCAGGAATACAGAGGCGTTCTGAGAACATGATTCGTTCAGCTCTCCTCTGAATAACAGAGCGGGAGGATATACTTTTGACGGTGTGCCATCGTAAATAATCTCAATCTGATTCAGTCCTTTTTTAAGTATTCCGGTTCGAGTGGTTAGTTTGTTCGCAAACGATGAGACGCCATTACTCGCGATATTACCCGAAAAGAATGCTGCATTACGGATATCTTGTTGTCGGATAGAGACGGAGTTAGCGCGACCTGCTGCAACATATGTTGGGTTATACGGTTCAAAAATAACCATTGATATATCAGAAGTATCACACCAGACAAAATATCGTATGGTTAAATTTTCAGTAGCTGGGGAAACCACGCCCCAGCCAGTTAAACCATTAAGATAAGTGTTTCCACTCAACCGCTCCATACCAACGCCGTACGTGCTACCAGACGGGTAACCAAATGGCTGGATATCATTATCCACTGTTGGTACGAAGTTATTCCCTTTTTTCGCAGTGTGGACTCTATACGGCATAACAGCCCTTGCTGCATATGCGCCGATATATTGATGGCCCAGAGGAGCAAAATGCGTGTTATCAAAAGTGCCATCTGTCGGGCGCCGCGCAATATCTTCAAGCGTATAGCTTCCGAGGTCTCTGTACATCTCAGTTACTGGCTGAGACAGATCAAGGAACTCGACCGCAGGGAACAGGCGTTCAATATGCTTCTTGATTGATGCTTCTAGCGCCGCCCACTGTGAGCCATTCTGGTTCATTGAAACAACGCAGACAGCACATCCATAACCCCAAGCCTTGCGAATAAACTGCTCAAAGCGGAACAAATACTGATCGAACCCTAACGTATCCAGTTGCCCGTTATCGTTAACGCCCATGGACATGAAGCAAACGTCTGGCGGAACATTCCCGTATGCAGTGTTTTTGAAAAAACCATGGTCAAAGTTACGGTTCGCCCAGCCATCAATGAGACGTTTACCTGACGATGCACAGTTTTCTGCCTTAAATATGTAGGCGCCATTTTTTGTAAACCGGTTAAGCCAGTCAGTGAAAGTACGGAACCATGAACCTGCGCCACCATTGCTATTGTGGTCATAATTAGTCGAGGACAGGTCCCCGTTTGAATCCGTTGGGTTGGCTACCCATCCGGTTCCGTATGCACCGTCTGTGATGGAGTCACCAACGATACCAACACGACATCGCGTATTGCGGCGAGCGAACTGGTTTATTACGTTGAATGCAGTGTATTTGCTGCCATGAGTTGCCAGTGAAACGTCAAACACATGCTCGTTACCCCATGGGTCGCGAGTAAGAATTTTTCCTTCACCGGTGAATTTGGTTACATCATCATCTGGCAGGAAATTACAGCGTAGCTGGACACCCTTCGGGACATAAATTTGTCCTGTGTAAGCGTATACTGCTGCGCGGTTATCTGTCGTGCTATCAATGACGACCCCTGGAACATATTTTACAGCTAATGCGTCACTGCGGTATTTACCGTTGCTTAGCTCTGTCCTTAAAGCGGCATCCCCAACACTAACCCACTTCCCGTCACCAATACCACCAGTGCTATCGGGAGTAGATCCTGGGGGAACTACTTTGGGGAGGATTCCGTCCCATCTGTAATATTCCCCGTTGCTCTTCCAGCGCAGGCACTCGTTAGCAAGGCTAATGGTGCTGCCATCTTCAAAAGAATCCTTCGTGATATAGCCATAATTAAGAATTGCCTGATTCGCATCGTAATTTATTCCCGCAATTGTACGATGTTCATCGCCGAACCTGTCAACATAAACATGATTTTCTGACGTAACGAACTCGTCGATTTTGCCTGCGTTAAACTTCAGATCACGCGGAGATTCGCTCGGTACTGGCAGATTAGTAGGTGTAGTGGCCATATTTATTCCATAAAAAAACCCGGCGCGATGGCCGGGTTAGGTTTGTCGGGGGGCGGTTTTTATTCGTAGATGGCGTCGCTGTATTCCGCGACTGTCAGAGATACAGTGTTATCTGTGTTCGGTTTGATGCTGTTGACTGTCCATAGCTGGCTGTCCAGTTCTTCAACTGTCGCGATCAGATAGCGCGACGGTAGCTGCACAGTGTCACCGTTCCAGATGTTGAGCTGAATATCGGGTATTACTGCGGTGAATCCGTACTTCGTGTCGCCACGCGCCGCCGCTGGATAGCGCAGCGTCGGGTTACCCAGGCTGTCTGTCACCAGCACATACATCGAACCGGTAAACGTGATCGGCTCGCTGGTATCAAAGTTATTACCGGCGCGCCCGGTGATGTAACCCTGTTGCTGGTTGCTGTCGTAGATGTCGGGCATCTGAATGACGCTACCGACCTGGATAATGCCGTCCTCAAACACTTTGGCGTTCATCTTCACGCGCGAGTAGATCAGGCGCTTGGTTTCTCGCAGAGCTCGTTCTCGGGCCTGATACTCATTACGGAAGCCGACGATCTCCAGCTTGTTTGGGTTTTCCGCTTCCTGCTCGACGATGGCGCCGTTCAGCACGCGGTAGTTGATGTACGTCTTATTGTTCGTGGTCGGGTGAACGTAGGACACCTGCACGCCGTCATAACCGCCTGGGAGAGTGGCCTCGTACGTCATTTTGTACTCGTCCGTCTTCATGTTGGCCCGGTTGAATACGGCCGCCGGGTAATCAACCTTCTGATCACGGGTGAATGTCAGCACGCCGTCGTCCCAGTACGCCACAACAGACGCCGCATTGCAGATCGCCTGCACACGGTCGCCCAGCGAGTCGTTCTCGTCATCAAACGTGTAGTCGAAGTAACCCAGGCGCTCATCAGGCAGGCTTTCGGCGATCGAGTACAGCCCGTACAGGTCAATGCTGCTTACCGGCTGCTCACCCATGATGAGCCAGGTGTGAGCCACCGCATCAGCGAACGAGCGCGACGGCCTCAGGGTGTAATCCACCATCTGCGTGTCCAGGTCGTACGTAATGGTATGGCGCGTCACCAGGGCGTTATATTTGCGCTCACGGCTGCCAAGAGCGTTCTCTGTCGCGCGGACTTTTACTCGCACAAGCGTGTCGGTCGGGTGAACGACGTTTGTCCTGATGTTGATGCTGTGGATCTCTTCGACCTTGAGCAGTGACGCGTCACCGGAGTTATCCGTGCGCTGGAAGCTGACCGCGTATTTCCCGAACCCGCCGGTCGGGGTGATCTTGTCAGTTCGATAAAACACCTCACTCGTCGACTGATGCGGCGTCGTCTGCCTGTATGTAAACGTCTGCTGCGTACCCGGGACCTGGTTGTAGTCGTCGTCGATTTTCCAGATTACAACCTTCCAGTTGGTTTCTTTCTTCCCGCCCAGGCTGGACTGCGTATGAAGCCACAACTGGGTTGAATCAACTGGAGAGAAGAACGGCCCAACCACCAGCGCCTCGTTATCGTTGAGGATGAATTTCGTGGTGTTGATCGTGGCATTCGCCGGGATGTCCTGCGGACCCTCCAGCTGGTTCATCGTAAACGTGTACCAGCGCACCGGGTTAACCACTGCACCGTCGTTTGTTTCAACCGCTGAAATCAGCGTGCCTGAGAATGTCGCGTCGGTGGTGACGCTGCCTGAGGCCGTGCTGTACGTCACGTTGATGGTGAAAGTCACAGCGTGCGGCAGAACCAGCCCCATGAAGTAGTCGAACTCGGCTTGTTTCACGATTTTCATCGCTATCTGGCCGCCGGAATACGTTCCGCTGACAACCGTGTTTGCCGTTGCTGTTTCGATCGGGAAGTCGCTGGCTTCGTTCTGACCGGGAACTTCCTGACCGTCAACGTCATCGAATCCGTACCCCTCAACGATCTGCGGGATAACTTCGCCAGGCTGGAAGAACTGGAATTCGGCACCGGCCAGTGAACCGAGGCTTGATTCTGAGTAGCGCACGGACTCGTAATCATATTTGCCGATCCCGATGCACATCCACTCTGTAACGTACTTCAGGCCGCCGTCAGTGGACGTCTGGTGCACGTATTCAAATACTGATTCCTGAATCAGATCCGGGAACGAACGAATCTGTCCGTAGATGTCCGGCTTGGCTTTATATACACGCGCCGTGTTTGTCTGACCGGTCAGGCTATTGTTGGGCGAGTCAACGGTATTACCGCCGTTGTTCGCGATTGCCGGCTTCGGCGCCAGGAACGAAAACACCTGGCCCACCACTTTAAAGATCGGGCTTAAGATGTCGCCGACAATACCCTTTGGCTGGTCGAATATCTGGATGTGGTCCAGCTCACTCAGCTCAAACGCCAGCTCATCATCGTCGCCCAGCTTTACTCCGTTGCGGACGATCAGCATATCCCGGTGAAAGGTAGAGTCATTGGCCGCCAGCCAGTCATAAAAAAGGGTGCCGTTTGGCACCCTACAACGCAGCTTAGGCGTTCCTGGAAAGTTTGATATCTCAACCAGCGCCATACGAAAAATACTCCACTTTGGTGAATGCCCGCTGAATGACCAGCAACGAGTCCATGCGCACGCTTCCGTTCTCGCCGCGCGAATGCAACGCCTGCCGGTTCAGTACCAGGCCAACGTGTGCCGGTTGCGCGCCGCGGTACCCGACAAATATCCCGCCATCGACCGGTTTGTCGACCTTGCGCCAGAAAACGACGTCTCCCTGATAGCAGGTGAAGAAATCTTCCCCGGCTTCGTAACCCGGCGTCTGGTGCAGCTCAATGTCGAGCACATGTCGGTAATACAGCACCACCAGCCCCCAGCAATCCACCTTTTCGAACGAACAGGCCCGGTTAGCCCACGGCACGCCGATCATCCTGCTGATATAATCAGAGGTACTGAAGGCCAGTGTATTCCGTTGGGTCATAGAGCCTTCCGATGTTGTTGTTTAGCGGGTTGGTGACAGACAGAGTGACCGAGGCGGAGTCTGCGTCGATGTCCACCGTCTTGACGTAAAGCTGCCACGATTTAATCGGCACAGACACGTCTCCGCTGTCGAAGATCTGCCGGGTGGCCGTGATAGCTGTCAGCCTGGCCGCCCCCTTCCACTCCTTCATCAGCGCTTTGATGTCCGACGAAAGCCGCCCTAACTTTACCGTCGCGTCGATCACCGGCGTGCCACTCTGCTGGCTTTCTTCGATTTCAAAACGCGCTGGCGTGAACGTCTGGCCGCCGAGCGTCTTCGGGAAAAACTGCTTGTCTACCAGGCGGACATAGCCAAATGATGGATGGTAGAACGTGATTGTGTCGTACAGTCCGCGTGTCGGGCGTTGCTGCTTATAAGCTCTGAAGGTAGGCATCACGGCACTCTCGGTAAAGATTCCGGATCGCGTCCGTCCGGATAGCCAGTCACCACGATATCAAGCACTGAAGGCCACGGCGGCGGCAGCTCAACAATTACGTCGTCAAACTCGTCGTCAGCGTTGTACAGATGGTTGGCAATAACGGTTCCTGTCCATGTCACCACCCCGCCGTCGATACTGGTTTGCACCGGCATCTGCGTGAAGTGAAGCTCTTGCAACTGGAGACCACTGCCGCCCAGATTGATATTCATCCTGAACCAGTTCAGGCCCCGGTTGAGATAGTTTGGGCTGCGTAGCCACTGCTGGAATGCTCGTTCCTCAGCCAAGGTGAAAATCCACGTCAGGGACCAGGTCACTTTCAGGTCGTCGGTAAGGTTCTGGAAGATAGCCGGGCCGACCGCTGGCTGATCGGTCTGGAACCCGGTATCGAGCGTCATGTTTTTGCTGGCCTTCTGCGCCAGCGGCAGCCAGTCGGGATAGTCGATAATTGGCATCAGCCTTGCCCCCTTGGCGTGCGTTTGACGTTCATGTTGCTGGTTATGGCGTTACTGATTGGCCCGCCGTTGTACAGGTCAGCGACAATTACATCCACAGTCACTCCACCATTAGCATCCGTACCAGCCTGCGCATCGACCGAGGATGACGTGTAGTTCTGGATGTTGATTACCACCCCTCCACCTCCGCCGGCATTCATCTCCTTGTTGCTGATCACCCTGCCATTGTCGCCCGGTATCATGTACTGCTTACCGGTACTGGCCTGGTAGATCTCCGGCATGCCGCCTTCGCCGACCTGATACATCCCACCAGCCGAGACAGGCCCGCCGTTTTTACGTTTTCCTGACAGTGCCAGGATGCCAGCCATCGCACCAAGACCAATAGCCACTGCGCCACCGAATGAAGCCACGGAGGACATGATGGCCGCTGGAGTCCATGCGGCGGTCGACGCAGCGGCGGCTGTGGTACTTGCAGCAGATTGCACGCCAATGCCAGCAACCTGAGCTGACGTTGTCGCTGCAATTGCAGCCTGCTGGGTTGTGGAACCCATTATGGCCGACTTAACCCACTCAGACCCCATCTGCACAAACGCATTAACAAGGCTATTTAATACAGTCCTGCCTAATGATTTAGCCGCCTCTTCGGCGTCCATACTTTTGGTGATAAGTCCAGTAAAGGCGTTAGAAGCATTCCCAGCCAGTGAGTCAACAGATGCAGCGATCGCTGCGTTCCCGGCGCTCTGATTACGGAATATCTCCCACTGCGCCGCAACACGTGCCTGCTCGTACTCCTTGTCAGCGTTAGCACGCAGCATAAGTGCGTTCTGGTGAGTAATCAGCCCCTGCTGCTCGTATGCCTGAATAAGCGCGAGTTTTCTGGCGTTTTCATTCGCCAGTTGCTGAACCGGATCAACGCCCCCTACAGCATCTTGCTGTGGCGTCACCGCCTGCTGCGCGCGGATTTTTGCGAGGTTTGCCTGGTGTGTGGCCTCGAGTCTCTCAGATGTCTGATTGAACTGCTCCTGGCTTATTTTCTTAGCAGCCAGAGCGGCATTCAGATCCTGAACATCCTGCTTATAGCTTGCGTTTTCGCGCGCTTCTGGCAGGAGTTTCTCGGCTGCGGCTTGAGCTTTGAGTGCGTTGGCCGTATCCCATTTTACCGCCGCGTACTGCCCCGCCAGCGCGATCTGTTCTTTTGTGGCTCCTTTTCCGAGAGACTGCTGCGCATTCAGGATCGCCTGCTCGCGACTCAGATTATTGGTTGAGTCGGCAGCGAGCTCTGACTGCTGTTTGAGGTTAGCAAGTTTCTGAGCAATAGAATCAGCATGGGAGGCTCCTTTCTTCTGTTCGGATTTTAGGGCCTTCTGCGCCTCTGTATTTTTGTAAGTGGCGGCAGCGTCATCCTCCATCTGCTTGGCATGCGGATCATCCTTCGCAAATCCGGCATCTTCGGCAGCGTATTGAGCCTGCAACCGCGCGCGGGCCTCCCCCTGGAGCTTAGACAGTGCCAGATTACGTTCTGACTGCTTAATCAGGTTCTTCTGGCCGCTGGTTAGATTGTCTGTCTCTTGCTTGAGCGCCGCGACGTTGCCTTTGGCGATTACCGCCTCACGCGAAAGTTCTACCAGCTTACCAACGAACGCTGTGAGCGCAGTTTGCCCCTTTTCAGTAGAGCTCTGCGTGTTCTGCAACTCTGTAGCCAAACGCTGTAAAGCCTCTGGCGATGGGTTTTTGGCAATATCTGAAAGTTGCTTGCTCAGTTCGAAAGCTTTCTGCTCGGTAATGCCGAACTTATCCGCCACAGCGCCAACCGTATTGCCGATGCTGTTCGCTGTAGCCTGGAACGCCTGACCTGCCCCATAAGCCTGCTTCATCGCATCGGAATAGTTATCCGTGGTGATTTCCAGAGTAGCCAGACGATCGTTAAAACCATCGACTGAAGCATAGCCACCGGAAAATGCAGAAAGCGCCTTGTCACCGAAGGAAAGTAACGAGCTCGAAGCATCGCTAATCGCCTTCGGTATCTTGTTGATAGCCTCGTTGTATTCCAGCAACGCCTGGTTACGCATCAGCGTTGCTACTTCGGTATTCGTTTTCGCGAGAAGTGCGTACTTATCAGACAGTGCGGCCACGCCATTTTGGGAAATGGTGATCACCTTATCCATCGCTTCGGCAGCATCTTTCAGCGCGTCCATGGCGTTCTTTCCACCATTAAGCGATGTAATCAGCACGCCAGCGATGACAGAACTCAACGCGATCACTGCGCCAACAACCGCGCCGCCCGGACCAAACGCGCCAGCGAGTTGTGAGCCCTGCTGGGAGAATGCTACCAATGCAGACTGCCCACCCTGGACTTGTACGATAAAGTCCTGCACCTGGTAACCGGCCTGCTGCATGCTGCTCTTCCAGCTGCCAGTGCCTTTTGCGCCACCCTCAGCGCCAGTCTTCATGTCATACAGTCGGCCGGTCAATTCGCCGATCTTCTGTTTTTCTTCGTCTGTCGCTTTCGACCCGGCGCGGAGCTGTGCAGCAAGAACAGCTGCGCTGCGCGCTCCGTTCTCCTGCGCTTCATCCAGCACAGCCAACTGGTTACCCAGCGCCTCGATGATTGATTCTGCACGGCTAAATTCACTGCTCGCACCACCGGTGCCGCTTCGGGCCTCTTCCATTGCACGGGCAATGCCGCTCACGTTGGTGTTCAGCTTGCGTAGCTGGTTGTCCATGGAGTTGGCATATCCAGCCAGTTCTGTAAACGCAGCTCCGGTTTGTGATGCGCTCTCGTCGAGGTTATCCATCCCCTTTCCTGACTGCTGGGCCGCAGCATCCAGTTTATCCAGAGCATCAATGGCCTGCTTGCCGCCTTGCAACAGCGGCTCAACGTCGGCGCTGATTTCATAAACGATGCTACCGGCGTTCTTCTCACCTGCCATGTCATTCTCCGGTTATTGCTTTGCTTTTGCCCTGCGCGCGGCCTGTTTAGCCAGGTATTCGTCGGCGATGGTATCGTATTCATCGCGAGTGAAGCCTTTCTGGTCCGGGTATTTAGCCGCCAGCAGCATCTGAAATTTTGTCATTGTCAGCCTGACCGCCTCGGCCTCGCTCATCCGAAAATGAGTCTGCGCGGCCACGACGTAATCCAGCGCCCTAAACTCGGTTGTCTTCTCGCCTGTTTCGTGTCGTTGTAGCTGCCTTACCTTGGCTTTCCCTACAACTCCGTGCTGCATGAGGTGCTGAGCCAGCACGATGATGTCGTTCTTTGGCAATCTGCCCGGTCGGTATACAATGCAGTGCCGCCACCCTTTCCACTCGCCTATCATTGGCGTCAGGTCGTCATCGCAACAGGATTGCAGCACCAGCATGCACGTTGATAAAAGTTTCTCAGCGGCGCGGTTGAAAGAAGGAGACAGCCATTCAGGAAAACGCCCCAGCGTGCCAGCGCACACCTCAATCAACTGAGCGACGTCATTTCCGTGGATGGTGGCGTATGCTTGCACAATCTCTTCCGGGCTGCCGATCCTGGTCATAGCCTCGAATGAAGGCCTGAGCAGGTAGTCTTTCCCGCCTTCGCGGCTGTCGCTGATAGATAGTTCGCCAATATCGGTTAAAGCGGTCATAGGCCTTCCATTAAACAGTCATTATCAAGGGCAGCACGCCGCCCTTTGGAATGTCCGTTAGGTAACGGTGACCGTATGCACAGCCACAAAGTTGCCGTCTTCGGTGTTGATGATGATCTGCGCGCTGCCGGTGGCGACACGCGTCACGGTAACGGTGTTGCCGGAGGCGGTGGCCGTTGCTTTGGTCGCATCGGTAGTAGCTACAGTAAAGTCTTTGTTGGTTGCGCCGGTTGGTGCGATGTTCACCGTGAAAGTACTGGTGCCGCCTGCCGTGCCGGTGCTGGTAGCCGGAGTTACCGTTACGCCAGTCACTGCTACAGCAGTCAGTTCGTTCACTTCGATGGTGGTTGCATCACCGACTTTGAACTCGGTAGAGAACGTGACGATGTCGTTGGTGCCGCCGTCAGAGCTCAGCGCCGTGATGTTCATGTAGCCGACGAATTCGACCGGGCCGTAGTCCATGCGCACCCAGATCCCAGGCTGGCGCTTGGCCTTCAGTTCATCAGCGAAATACTTGATGAATTTGCCGACGCCGTACTGATCCAGCTTGTCCTTCTTACGTACCTCGCCTTCAAAGCTCAGCGTGAAGTCACTGTTGGTGATGATGGTCTCGACATAGCCGCCGCCGTCATCCGCATCAGAGGTAACCGAGTTCGGGTTGAAGTCGAAGCCCTTCGACGTACCAGCGGCCAGCGCCATCCACTCACCTTCGAGTGGCTTGACGTCCGGGCAGCCATCGGCGACTTCCAGCACGACCGCACCGCCGAACAGGCGCTCGTTCGAGTTCTGGCAATTAGCCATGTGAAACTCCTCTTTGACGTATAAAAGAAAACCCGCCGAAGCGGGTTATTTGGTTGGGGATGGCTATTCGCCGTAAGTGCAGGCGAACTGGAGTCGGAAGACTATTCGCCCTTCTTCTGTGAGCACCGGCGCGGGGATTGCGCCCATGTTCTGGATGTAGCCGACGCACTCGTCAGCCATGGGGTTGGCCTGGACGTAATCGACGATGCGCTGCACGGCATTGAGTGCGTCTTTGCGCTTATCTTTTGCGCCTACGACGTCGACCAGGACGTGATACTCAGAGCCGAGATCAGTCCGAATATTCGACCCGCCGTTAGGCCTGAACACCATGATCGCCTTCGACAGGTCTCCCGGGTCGTCGTACATCAGCTGCTGCACCGTGAAACCGGTAGTTAGCCCGGCGTCGCCGAACATGTTGCGCACCCGCTCGTGCATCATGGGTGTCATAGCGAAAGCTCCTTGCGCATCACCGCATCAACATTATCGCGCTCGTCATTCGCGCCTTTGGTCAGGAATTGCGGCTCACCATGCGGATCCCAGTAGTTGCCCTTTCCGGTGCCTCCGCCGAACTCTTTCGGTTTCTGCGGGCCGAACTCAGACCTGTTGCTGGTCACGCCGAAGTTCGCGCGCGGCTGGCCTTTCAGTTTGCCTGATGCCTCATGAACGTACGCGGCATAGTTGGCTGAGTAACCGATGCGCCCGGTGATGAGCACGCCGCCAGCGTCGATTTCCCGGAACTGACTGTTAATCAGCGTTGAGGTGTCGATCGGGGTGTAATATGCCGCCCGAGTGCCGATAAGCATCATCGCCGACTGTAGTGCGCGAATTACCTTGCGCCCCTTAACGTCGTTGATGACATCGTTCAGGTGCTTCTTTGCCTGACCGACGCCCTTCACTTTTATGCCCATGGCTACACTCCCGTAATTATCGCCCAGTCATCTTCCAGACCGTCGAGAGTGTCGTTCCAGCGCGTCACGTGACGCACCTCATCGGCACCCGCCACTACCGGGTCTGGTTCAGCGCTCACACCAATCAGGATGTAATCGCCCTCATCGGCCAGCGCGAACGCAGTAAAGAAGGTGTTTTTTACAACAACCTCTTTACCGATTGAGCCGAGCTTTGCCGACAAGCCGCCGATGTAGTCGCACATGATGGTTTCAGGCGGTTCATATGGGTCGACAGGATCGCCCCACTCGTCATTACCGCCCGCTCCCTTGCGCCATATCGTGCATGGCTTGTTGTATGACCATGAAGCAGTAGACGACATCAGCCCTCCTTCCAGCGCAGCACCTTCGCGCCAGTCGCCCGGATGCGCGGGCAGTTGATGAACCACTCACCATCCGATTTCACGTAGCCGGTAGTCTCCCGCCCGGTGTCGGTCATCACCCAGACGCGGGTGAAAGAGCGCGGCAGCCCGTGCTTAACTGATTTGTACGTCATCAGCAGCCCCCAACCACCATGAACAGGCCGACGCTGTTACCAGCGCTGATCGGCAAGTCACCGGTGCATCCGCTGGTATCGATCCGGGCCAGTGAGTCGCGAAGCCAGGTGATGCTGTCGTCGCCATATTCAAACGAGCGGGACGCACCAGACGGTGCACCCTGCGATTTGATGCGGCGCGCACCGGAAGACGTAGCCATCAGCGCTGCTGCGTACATCAGGATCAACTTCGCGGTGCACTCGTCATACCCCGCTCCATCGAGGCACGGGATGATCTTGTTTACCACGCAGAGAATCGGCTCCAGCAGCGCGCCCGGGATGGAGTAACCCAATTCACCGAGGAACGCCTGCACGTCTGCCGCTGTGATTGGGTCAGCCATGGTTATTTCGCCTTCTTGATTGCTTCAGCCAGTGCTGCTTCGGCTTCGTCAGCGCGTTTTGTTTCTGCTGCCAGTGCGTCCGCATGAGCCTTGTCTTTAGCTTCACCATCGGCGATTAGCTTTTGGTTCTGCTCAAGTGCGTCGGCGAGTTGCTTTTGCAGGTCAGACAAATCACCTGTGGGTGCTGACGGCGTTGCCACCTCAAACACCAACTTTTCGCCTTTCTTCTTGTCAGTGTCCTTCGCCTTGCCAGTGCTGATCCAGCGCTTTGCCGTTTCATCGTCTACCTCTACCACGGAACCAACCTCCAGTTTGCGGAGGTTGGCACCGGCATAGAGATTGTCTGTAATGATTTCTACCAGTGCCATGTCTTACCCCTTAGCTCGATGCGTAGATGACGGATTTCTTGCTGTTGATGTCGGTCTTAACCATCAGGCCAGCAGCACCCCAGGTACGCCAGATGTAATCGCTGTTGTAGAACGGACGCGGGTCGGCAACGGTGCCGAATGCCTGACCTACAATTGGAGCAATCACGCCAGCTGTCAGCGGAACAATCAGGATCTGGTTACCTGTCAGTTGAGCATCTTCTTTAATCGCGGCAATACCGGACAGTTTCAGAAGCTCTTGCAGGATGGTGTCAGACTGGTAGTTGTCGCTGAAATAGCGCTCCAGGTTTGAAATGATGGCGCTCGACACATACCAGGTCTGCTCTGCGTACTGATTGTTGGTCAGCTTTAGAGTGTCGCGCAGCTTAATCGCCGCATTGCGGATCTGCTCTGCCGTGGCGGAGGCGCTGGTAAAGTCGATATTCAGACCAGATGCACCCAGATCAACCAGAGCCACACGCTCGTCGTTCTTCAGGCCTTTCCAGGTCTTATCATCAAACTTGATGTAGTTGCCTTCCGCGTCACGATAGCCGTTGTAGATGTAATCCACATACTGGCGACGGACTTCGTTGGTGGACTCGAACTGAGCATCAGAGATGATGTCGAACGCATCCGGGTTGTTCAGGCGAGGCTCACGCCAGTGGAACTTGAAGCCGGTATCGTGCACCGGAACCATCGTGCCGTCGTACTGGTACTGCACGGCATCCAACGCCGCGCCGATCTGGCCTGACATAGAGGTGTGAGCCCACATGCGGCCGCCGGACTTAGCGTATTCGTACACGGTCTGGTTGATGCGCACCGAGCGAGACAGTGGCATCAGGTCGTTGAACAGTGTGAACTCAGTGTTCGGCTGGAATTGACGCAGCACGGTTTGGTCAAATGCCTTATACAGATCAGCAGGTGAGCGAACGGCGTTGATGCCATTCAGCTGATTAACTGCATTCAGGCGATCAGCCATTTCCTGCATTACGTTAATGCCCTGATGGTTCAAAGCGGCATTACGCTCCTGCGTCAGCATACCAAACTGGTACTGGTTCACGGCCAGGTTGCCGGTCTTTTCGCCCAGCGATTTAGAATAAACAAGCATTCAGTGACTCCTTACTTAATCACTACGCGAATGAGGTCGCCAGCAGCGGCGGTGATTGAGCGCTCTTCGTCGCAATAGCAGCGATCTGATTCGCCAGTGGCCCATTTCTTCACCTGGCCGTTGACGATTGAGAGAGCGTCGCCTTTTTTGTAGGTACCGGCGGCAGCGCGGACGTTCAGGAACATGCCAGGCAGTGGATGGATCCCCACCAGCAGATCGTCGACAGCAAACGTGTCATCTACCGTCTTGCAGCGCAGATAGTCGAAGTCAGCGACATAGATAATCGCTGTTTCGCTACCATCTACCGACACCTTGAAGACGCCAGCATCGAAGAAGCCCAGGGTGCCGGGCTTGACCGCGGTGGCGCGGCCTTCACGGTTGAGCAGCGGATTAGGGAATACGCCACCGGCGTGAATTACGTGTTTTCCGTCTTTAGCCATTTTTTACTCCGGCATTTCGCTGACTGATTGGGTGTTGGTTGCCTGGCGGAATGCACCGTTCAGGCCGAAAGATGTCTGGCACTTGGCATACATGGCGTCGAGCGCCTTACCATCCAGATCTGCGACTTCTTCATCGCTCATGTTCATCGCCAGCTTCACAGCCGCGCGCTTTTCGCCTTTCTCTTTGTCGGCGTTCGCGTTCAGGCTGTTGAAAACGACGTCCACGCGATCGGCGAGTGTTTTCGCCCACGCTGGCATCTCTTCGTTATTGGTGGCCTGCTCTTTTTTCTTGGGCTTGCCGGTTTCCGGGTCGATTTCTTCATCGCCTTTTTTCTTGGCGGTGGCTTCTTCGGCTTTCATCTGGTTGTATGCGTCCATCAGCTCGGCGTCGGACTTGCCTTCAGTCGGCTTACCAGCGGCTTGCAGCGCATTGATAATCAGTTCTTTCATCGGATCGTTCTCTCCGTTGGTTTTAATCTCGTACTCAGTGGGTTTGCGCACGACTTCTACAGGTTCGCCGACGAACACGGCCTTGCCGTCGTCATCGATGAGGTACTTCTGCTTCAGGTATTTGGTGTCATTGCGGTAGATGAAGCTGTCCGGCCACACCGTTTCAGGCCAAAGCCACTTATCTTCGGCTTCACCCTCGCGCAGCTTGTCGCTGATGGCGCGGGAGATGTCGTCAAAAGAGAAGTTGGATGCATTGGTGAAGAAGAATTTGGTTTTGTTGATCAGGCCATCGCGGGTGCAGTCGATTCCGTCAGCCAGGCGGGCAACTTCAATCTGCTGCTCATCACCTTCTGAGTTAACGAAGATGCCCACCCCCTCTTCCGGCGTTCCAGCGCCAGGCTCATCAAGCAGTACCGCCACATGGTCAAACATCATATTGGTGGCGATCTCGTTGTACTTTTTGCCCTTCGACTCGCCGTTGGCGGCGATACCGGAATACAGCAAGCCTGTCGAGATATGAATCGGGTCGGAGTTGGTACCGGCCAGCATCTCATCCAGGCGGTTAATTAGGCGCTTGCCCTTGTCGCTGGATTCGGCGTACTGGCGGTTAACGTACATGTCTCCGGTCACCTTCCCGTCTTTATGGCTGACGTTCTGTAGCCAGGCGCCGACGTGGTAATCGTTCACCGCCCGGACATCGCGCGCCGACACATGCTTACCATCCACTTTCGGGTGGCCCAGCGGCATCGGGTTACGCTCGAGCGTGTTGTAGGCCTTTTCGATTTCTGCTGCCGGGTACAACTTCCGGTTCATCACAATATCGTCCACGACAGGCGTGATGCCGCGAACCACGATATGTGGCTTGCCGTCGATGGTTTCAGTAGTGATGTTTGAAGCGGAGTTGACGACGGTCAGCACGTTAACGCGGTTGCGTTTCATGCTGGGTCCTCGTTGGTGGATTTCAGGCAATAAAAAAGGCCGCCGGATAGCAGCCTGTAATATATTTTTAGGACAGAATTAGAGCCCTGGTTTCATGCTATTCACCAAAGCAGCCCATCATCACTGCTGCTTCATGGAACTTTTGAGCCTCGGTCTGTGCTGCCTCTGGCAGGGCTGGGAATCTAGCCTGCGTAATTTTTTCAAATGGCAGAAAATAATCCCGACTCAGTGTTTCTTCACCATTCTCATCAATAACAGTGAATGAGATGCGGACTGTGTTCTTCGGTTTCGGAATGCTCATTCACAACCTCGTCTTAGTTGCTCGTCAGAATATCAGTGGCAGGCGGTGACGATACCGCTTTTCGGGAGCTACCCTAGGCACTGATGATTATACATTACGCAGCTTCCGCTTTCGTCCACTGCTTCCGCTCTTTCGCCAGCTTATCCGCCAGACCTTCGTTAAAAATGCTGCCGTCGTCGTTGAGAAGCACCGGAATCTGGCTGCAATAGCAGTTGTACCGGTTGCCATTCTCGGCGTAGAAGTCCCGCACCTCTTCTGTGGTGTAGACCTTGCCGTGACGGCTGGCGTGCCAGGTGCGCGTCGTTGGTTTGAGCGCTGACAACCACAGTAGGCCGATATTCAGACCCAGCCGGTCAGCTGCCCAGTCCGTTTCGTTCCACTGGGCCTGCCGCAGCGCGCCGACCTGCTCAGTTTGAGCGATGGTTTTGGCCTTCGACATCGACACATCGAGGCGCTTACTGATTACGCTGGCTGTCTCGCGAGGATTCACGCCGCGCGCTACTGCATCGGTGATGATGTTGGTCAGGTCGCCGCGGGCAGTGTCGCTGATGACCTTCCAGTCACTGAACGTTGTCAGCCTGGCCGCCGCCATCTGGTTCAGATAACCGGGGCTGCTTAAAAGCTGCTGTAGCGTCGTCTGGCTGGCGTACACCTGCGACTGCTGCGAGAGGTTGTTGAAGGCCTCCAGCGTGCCGCGCTGCGCTTCTGCGACGACGTAATCCATCGCCCAGAGGTTTTGCTCTCCACCGTCCAGCAGATGGTCATCGAGAATAGCCTGCACCGCCTCCAGCAGATCAGCCAGTTCCTGCGCCGACATGTCGTAGATGAACTTGCCGGCGTTGACCTGGTAGAGCCGCATATCCGCGCCGTTGTCGTGGCACAGGAAGTGCCAGTTATGGCTGTTTACCTCGCGCTCGCGCCCGGTCAGGCGCTGGTCGAACAGGGCTTTTAGCGCCACCTTTATCGCATAATACCGGTCCTCAATGTCGCGTTCCATCTTCCTGACTGGCTTACGCGACATTGTGGGATCAACTTTCGACCGTGGTATCACCGGACTCTTCGGCTTCTGATTCTGGGTCGGCCAGAGGGTCAGGCTTTGGCTGGTTGCCATCTGGCGGCACCTCATCATCAAGTTCAGGCAGGGCTTGCAGTTCGCCCGCCGCGCGTATCTCGTTTTCGGTGATTGCTGAGCGGCCAAACGCGTTCGTCGACTTCACGGCCACGTCCGCGAGCTTGTCCATGTTGGCAATCTTCTCTGCCTGGCTCGGCGCCAGTAGATCGGACCATCCCACTGTAACTTCTTCGCCGCTGGCTGGAGGAATGAAACCAAGCGTCCAGAAGCGGGTAACCACCTCAGTGATTACTTCGGTCAGGAAGCCATTGCGTCGGCTCATACGGGTTTTTGCCCAGTCCTTCGCATCTTCCGTGCTGGCCCTTTCTCCTGTCTGCATGCCCACCAGCACCTTCACCGGGATCGGCACTGTGGAGCAGAACTCATTGAGCGCAGTCCGCCATGTTGGCTCCGGGTCGGCAACTGCCACGGAAAGCACGCTGGTATCGCCCTCCTGCATGATGACGGCGCTATCTGTGCTGTCATTCAGGCGACGAACCTGGTCATCCATCCCTTCAGAGAGTTGCGCCTCGCTAACGCCCAGTGCTCTTGCCAGCTGCGCAAAACTTGTCTTGGCGCTGAAGTTAAAATTGAGCTGACGACTGGCATTCTTCAGGAACCCCTCCGCCGCGCCGCCTGATACCTTCTCAAGATCCATCAGCTTGTTGAAGCCCTCTTCCAGCAGAGACTCGCCGGAATCCAGTCTTCCGTCATCTGAACCTTCCGCCAGGATGATGACGCGATCAGGATGAACGTTGATGATTCGCCCGGGCTGGCCACTGCGTTGCTGCTGAACCGGTATCTCGGTAAATGAGTACATGCTAACAGCACCGTAGTCCTCGCTGTTCTGGTCCTCGTTATAACTGACAGGGTCGAGCTGAGCCTCCCAGACCGGGATTAGCCTGACGAGCGCCTTTTCTTGGAGTCTGCCGACCATCGCCTTATCGACAGGTTCCCACCAGGGCTTACTGTCTTTAACCTGGATGAGCAGCGCTGAGTAACGGCCCACTAGGTTACGTTTGTCAGCGCCCTTAATCTGCTTCCAGCAGCGTTTAAGCAGCTTATTGACCCGCTTATCCCAGGGTGTCTGCTGTGTGGCATCCTTAGTCTGGTCGCCTTCGTAGACGTCCGGGTAATCCTCCCAGCAGCCATCAACCATGCGCGCCACTGCGGCGCCAGCGATGGCATTGCGGCGGTATGCCCGGTAAAAGTCATCGAAGCAGAGATCCTGCGGGTACCCAAACTCCTGATACAGGCGCTTACGCTTGGTATTACTGGTGCCATTGAACAGTGCGTTGACGTAACGCATCCGCTCGCGGTCGATGCTGGCATTCGTGGCGAGTTGTTTATTTTCGCTTTCGTTCACGGTTTCCTCCGTCAGCGCGAGCGCACCAACATACCGGTAATTTTCTGTGGTGAGTGCAGTACTCGGTAGCGGGTAGCATCCCAGTCGTGGTCTTCCTGTTGGGTATCTACGTCATCTGGATTTTTGCTGTCGCGAACCAGCACTGGTATGCGGCTAATCCAGCCACGGCAATGCTCGAACACGTAAAATGCAGGTTTCTCAGGGATGCCGGATTCCAGCTTCTTGCCTTCAACCACAGCCTCAAGCATGTCGGCGAATACCGAGGCTCCGTTGACTCGCGAGCCTGGTTTCTTATTGGCTTCAAGCCACTCGACACCCTGATTTTCCATTTTCTGGCCGATCGATAACTCATCGTCACCAGTATTGAAAATGGCGCTATCAGCCGGGCCCGGGATAACTTCCGAGCATATTCCTGGAACAATGTTTAGCTGGCCCTGCGTGACGCCGTCGATTTGTATCTCTTCCGGCTCGTCGGCGTCTTCGCCCACCAGCCGCTTGTCAATCCACGCCACGCCTTTCGCTACGTTGGTGGATGACATATTCAGGCCTTTGTTAAGCTCATCAGGCGGGCAGCCGTACCATTCTCCGATCAGGATTATCGAACCTGCCGGCGGGCAGAACTGTCGACCATCAGGCAACTCGGCGGCAGTGCCATCAGCCTGCGCCCACCACAGATTAGAGAACGGCTTCGACTCACCCCAGTCATGGGAGCGGTCAACTGTCCAGCTATCCGGTATGCGGAACTGCTTAATGACGTGCAGCGCTTCATTCCACAGGTGGTCAAAGCGTCCGCCACTGGTCACATCCCATGAGCCCTCTACCCACGCTTTGCGACGGTTAGGGTCTTTGATGGCCATCAGGGTCGCGATGTACTGCGGGTCGAGGTACGGGTTCTCTTTAAACGAGCCGTGGATGGCCACGCGAGTCAGCGTGATTTCCTCTTCTCGTTCTGTCTGAGGGTTGAACACCATTTGCCGGTCGCGCTGCACGGTTCCGCGCGACGCTGGCTCAATGAAGCGTTTCTTCACCCAGGTATGTCCGATCCCGAATGGGTTGGTCGTGCTGAACGTCTCCAGCGGGATTGGCCTCAATAACTTGCCATTCTCCAGCGGGTAGTTTTCCGGCCTGAACGATGAGCGGCGGCAGGAGAACATCATTTCGTAGAACTCTGGAGACTGCTGTTTCGTCAGCTCGTTAAAGCCGATAAACGGGAATTCCTGACCGTGGAAATCCCAGTAGTCGTCTGCCTCTTTTCCGAAGCGGAAGAGAAGCTCCTCGCCCGTTGGCCACACCCATCGCAATTCGCTCGCAGATGACAGATAGCGTGCGCCGTCGTTGAACAGGCGAAACATACGCTTCGACTGAGTGATGATGTCGGCAAGGTTCTTATATTCGGTGTCGAAGATGACGCCGCGCCAGAACGAGCCATAGCCCACTCCGACATTTCGCCGGAACCGAGCTAACTGCGCAGCGGTCTTGCCCGGGCCGCGAGTGCCTTCGAACAGTATTTCGTTACACGGGCAGCTCAGCGCCAGAGACTGCGATCCCGGAAGTGGCTTCCATACAGCTTTGTAATTCATCCACCGAGCACCCCGTCCTGTTGTTTTTGCGCTGCCGCTTCCCAGTCATCCACGCTGTCACTGGTTGGTACCAGCATGACGTTATGGGTGACCTCTTTAGTTTCAGCCTTGTTCTCGATGCTGTACGCCTCACGCTCAAGGCCGATCAGCGTCTTCAGGCTGTCGCTCAGGTCTTTCATGGATTTAACGCGGGAAGGCAGGCTGATTATTTTGTGGTACAGATCGTTGAGTTTATCCTGACCTTTATCGTCCTCACGGCGCATCAGGTCACCGAGCATCTCAAGCGCGGCCACATCGCCACACTCACCGGCCAACTCATCGAATAGCATGTTTGTCAGTTCACGAGCCCGGCGGATGTCTCCCCTGTGCTCCATGCGTACCGTGGCAATCACCTCGGCAGTCGCCTCTATCAGTACGCGTTCGGTCAAAGTGCTTTCGTTGCGTACCTGTTTGCGTACCTCCTGTTTGCGTACCAGGTCATCAGCCTTTTGCTGAATCTTCGCATTCAGGTCACGCGACCAGTCGTCCCGCTTTGCACGCTTACGGATAGCACCTTCGCTGATACCGTGTTGTGATGCTATTTCTCGGAGGGACATCACTCCGGCCCGGTACGCCGTTTCGATGGCCTCCCAGTCGGGTTTTGCCATAACACCCTCTATCCTTTGTTCTAATTAAGAATAATAATGTTGTAAAATTTTGAGTAACTCACCCCAGTCGTCTTTCTAATTGTTGTGAGTAAATGAAGTTTTAATGCTGGAGGAAGGCCATGAGCAAAGAACAAGATTTGATGGATGTTTTCATCTCAAGACCCAATTGGTTGCCGGAGCATTTAAGACCAGCGCTGAGTAAGTTTGACGACATGCTTCCAGACTTAATGATGTACGGAAACACTATTGGAATCAGCCAGCCATGTTTGCAAACACCTTTTGAAGATATCGTTGAACTTATGACTCGGTGTGATTGTGTGATCATATTTGCCCTACCACAAATATTCATCGACACAGGCTCCATCAAAGGTAATGACGCTAATGGCATTATTCTACCTACGGAATGGAATCAGATAGAAACAGCTATCGCTCTAACATTAAAAAAACCAACACTCGTCTTACTCCACGAAAAAGTTTCAGCAAGAGGGTTGTTGGAGAGAGGGGCGGCAAACGTGTTTATTCACAATGTCGATACGACCAATGACGGCTGGCTGAGTAGCATCAAACCTGCACTGGAGCATTTGAAAGAGAAAGCTTACATACAAAAAAAGAAAGTAACCGCCCAAGGATAGAACACAAAGTAAGTCTGTTGTGCTAACTCCGGGATAAATGAGCTCTTCATGATGCTGACTCCTCAGTTTCTGCCGGTGCCTCCTCTGTTGGTACTGGCGTGAACTGCACGCGCTTCACATCGGCAGGGGCAAAATACAGCCACTGCCCCGTTTCCGTCGCCAGCGGCACAAAGCCGTTAACCAGCTCAGGCTGACGTCGTGACATCTTTCCTGTGAAGGTTTCGCCTGTTTGGGTGGTTAGGGTGATTTGGTAGATGTCTGACATGATTACCTCTTTGCCTTGTCGCAGCTGTTGCCCTGCTTCTCAGAAGTGCTTAGCCACTTACGGCTTACCCGTCAGCAAGATGTGATCACCATCCTTGCGGGGTTACACAGATCATTATCGAAGCCCCTCAGTGAAGAGCTTCTGTAATGTCATTCAGCCTTTACAGCTTCGATGCTGAAGCCATGAATGATGTTTAGCGGTACGCCATGGGTATCCAGGCCATTTTTGATAATCAGCACTCCATCGCGAATGTCTGGCTCATTGCTGCTCTGCCAGCCGACTTGCTCTGGTGCTTTTCCAGAAGCATGCCTCTCCTTGGTCAGGAGCATCACTTTCCAGCCCTTGATAAAAGTACCCATTGGGCTATTTCCCTTCTGTCTGCTTATCCCATTCCTTGCGGAACTTTGAAGGGTTATCAAAGCCCTGAGTACATTGATTATTTTTCATGCTGCCTTTCCTCTTCGATTTTGCGGATTGCTGCCTTATCCAGATTGCACTGCCCAAGCGCCGTATAGAGCTGAGCGTTTAACTCCAGACTTGCCTGCCACGTAAACGGAACCGTAATTCCGGGGATCGGCGTGTCAGCTGTCAGGTCAGCGCTTATCGGCACCACTGGGGCTGGAACGTAAACTGTCTGCGTATTCCCGCAGGCTGTCAGCAGCGGCAGAAGGAACAAGCTGGTTAGCGCACGGATCGCCTTCAAGCGCCTGCCTGATGTAGACAATGCGCGTCTCGACTTTTTTGGCCAGTTCGTTCTTTGCATTCTGGGTAGCCTGTGAGATGTCACGGATGATGTTCATCGTGGTGATCACGTTGTTGGTGATCGCCTCTGATTTGTCTGCCCTGACCGTTGCTTTGTCGCGCTGGTCTTTGTAGGTGATGGCGTTGTTGCGGTAGTGGTTCACGAAGAGCACCAGCATGCCAATTACCGCCACCACAATCAGTTGCAGCCAGTAACGCTTAACCAGTGCGCTAATCACGACAGGAACAGAGCGCGCTCCGCCTCACGCCGACGTGTCAGCCCATTCAGGACTTTGCCACCAGCTTTATTCCAGCGCAGGAACTCATCGGCAGCGCCAGCGTAATCACCGGCGTTAAGTTTTCGCAGAAGAGTCGATGTCGACAATGACCGGGATCCGAGGTTATACGTGAACGATACCAGGGCGTCGAATTGCCCCTGATTCAGGCTGACTTTAACCAGGCGGGATACATCGCTTTCGTAGCCTACCAGTCCAGTCTTCAGCAGACGCTCTGCCGTTTCCTGCTTGATCGTCATACCGGCACGGATCGGTTTCCCGTCGACAGGCTGAGTCCAGCCATAGCCGATCGTCCAGACGCCGACGCTGTCCTGGTAGGCGGTAAGTTTGCAACCTTCAAACTCTTTTATCAGGGCAATGCCCTTTTCGCTGGTTTGCATGGACTACTCCGTAATGACGACCTTCGCCAGATTCCCACGCGCCAGCCACACCGCCATGCAGATGACGGAGTTAAGCAGCAGATCGCCGAGGTTAACCTGAACGTAGTGGCCGAGCAGAATGTTGAAGGCATTGAATCCGGCGGCAAGGATGACCAGATAGGCCAGCACCGCGACACTCAGGCGATGACGCTTTCCCTCCTTCCGGAAAAACATCAGCCTGACCATGATTAACAGGCAAACTATGGCGTTTGCATCCATCAGAAGAAGCTGCCATGTCATTTATCTTCCTCCCCCAGCCCCGGCATCTTCCCGCTTTTGGATTTGCGGAGAATACGCAGCAGGACTGCCACGGAAATGGAAGCAGTAACAATTGCACCGACAGCTGGCGACACCTCAATGCTGGCCGGTGGCTTCATCAGGCTTAACGGCGTGTTGATGATTCCGGCCATGATTTTCGCCATGGGAACGGAGAAGAACACGCCACTGATAAACGATATCAGCGCAAAGATAGCCTGCTTCCAGAGTTGATGGGGATCTGAGGTCAGAACGTATAGCGCCGTTCCGGCGAGTGATCCGAGCATCACTGCTGGAGTCGCCTCCGGAAACAGCGTGGCAAAGGTTACACCGACTGATGACGATGTAAGACCAACGCCTACGATAGTGAAGGTCTCAGACATATTTATTCCGCGTGTAGTTGGTTCAGGCCCTCGGGACGATTTAACAAGAAGGCATGTCGAGGATGGTTCCCGGGACCTGGAATAAAAAACCTGGCGACAAGCCAGGAAGATGAGGGTAAGGCAATGTCGGCTCTCTGGCCGAAAATACCCTGGCTGGGTTTGGCTCGCCTGGCTGGATTCGAACCAGCGACCAACCGCTTAGAAGGCGGGTGCTCTTTCCTCTGAGCTACAGGCAAATAAAAAGCCCCGCACAATGGCGAGGCTTGGCATTCATTCATGTCACACACAACAACGGCAACATATACGATTTATTCTGCTCATTTGTTCATTGAAAAGCAAGCGTGTTGTGAGGCTTTTTTGCAATTTTCCTCACATTTTCGCGATTGTTTAACGCATTTTGAAGCGGTTGGTATAAACAGAACAATGAAGCATTGATGATTTGCTTCACCTCTCTACGGATTGTCGAGATGCTTGGGTGTTTGTACTGATTGCCGCCACGCGTCTTCATAAGGCGAGGCTTACTTACTGCATGCTGCCATGATGCAATTCGGATCTCGCTGGAGTTGCAGACGTAGTAGGCGAAGATAACCCGCCAGGCATTTTCATCCACATTCTTCAGGTAGTGGCGAATGACAGCATCAATGAGCATCCCGTCATCATCACTACATACCGGCCGTGATGCTTGCTGGGGCTCGACGGTAGCCATGAATCTGGCAATCATGTTGATCATCGCTTTATCAATCTTGCCGGTCTGGCACCATGCGCCCCACAACTGGAGCCACTGGTCTACCCATTGATGCTGGTCGTTGGTTAATTCCAGTTTCATTATGCGGCTTCCTTCTGTGGCTGGTTGGGTTTGGTCCGGCTGTGCTTTGCTACTGGCGGCATGCTGGCGCGCTTAACGCTTTCTGCCTGGTACCGCAGGAAGTCTGTGTGGTTCATTCGGCCTCCAGTTCGGTGATGGTCAGTTCAAGCCTGCCGCCTTTGACGATCGGCATTCTCTTCACGCTGTAGTAATCAACCTGCTGGTCATCGAGCCAGAAACCGGATTTCGTCAGGGCATCGAATGTGGCCTTTTGTAGATTGTCCAGGTCCCGGCGGCGGCGATCCGGCATGTGGCATTCGATACGGATTTTCACGGGCGTGGTCAGGCCGATATCGAGCATTGAGTCTTTGATAATTCTGGCGACACTGTCGCGGTACGCCTGCCCTTCTGCGCTGATGTGCGTGCGCCCGCGGTTATGTCGGTAGTAGCGGTTGTTGCTCGGCGGCCACGGGAGGCTGATGCGGTATTCATTCATGCTTTTACGAGCCCCTCTTTAAGCCAGATGACCTGCGTGCGAGCCATGCCTTCCAGCGCGCACTCCTTTGCATATTCCGCATCGACCAGACGGGTGCGGCGATCAATCTCGTCGTGGCAGCTGCTGCATGCGATGGTGGCAATCAGGTCAGGCGGCTTGATCCCGGTTCCGCACAGGCCGGCCAGGCGGATATGTGCCAGCACTGAGGTTTCAGAATTTCCATTGCAGACGCCAGGGATACGCACCTGGCATTCGCGGCCGCGCGCGGCTTTGCATAAATTAGCCATGTGACCTCCGCGCTTTCAGGCGATCCCATTTCACCTGGGTCAGTCGTGCGGTGTAGCCGAGCAGTGATGGGATTTCGGATGGCTTGAGTTCAGGCTTGCGCTTAGTGCGTGTCCGGACCCGGTAGATTTCGTTGGTGATGATGCGAGCGAGAGGGCTAGCCATTACGCAACCCTCCCGAAGTAATCACCTGAGTAGCGAACTTCACGGAGTTGCACGCCGTTTTGCACAGCAAATGCCTGGCTGTATTCGATGAGACTGGTCATGCGACGGATGCCCATCTTCGCAGTGCTTTCCCGGATGGCGCAGAACTCCCCTTCCAGACCCGGCACCACTTCACCAGGCTTACCGGTGGCAATGGCATGGCCTGAGACATACAGGACTTTCCATGAAGCGAGGTCGCGCGACTTGCCAGCCCATTGCAATTGCTTCGCTGTATCGCCACAGAGAGCGTGGAAGAGGTCGTTTTGGGCGAGAGTGCGGTCAGCCTCAGAAAACTTCACCACGAGCGGCAGAGCGTCGTTAACGGGCAGCTTCCTGATGTAGTCGATGAGGTTATCGCGAACGCGTTCGTCGCGGAGGTAGAAAACAGGCTGTTTCATACGCCACCTCCGAAAGGTAACGCAGAATGCAGAAAATCGCAGGTGCATTTCTGCATCTGTGACAAGGTGAGGAGTTCAGATTGTGGTCGCATTTAATGTCCCCATCAAATGCGCAGAAGTCTTACCGTCGGGCGTTCAACTCCGACGGCGACTTAATTATGGCGGGTTGATATTACAAAATCAAACTAACTTTGGTTGCTCTTTCAGCTTCCATTTTATCTTCCTGATAGGAGGTTTGCTCATTTCTTGAAAGCCGTCTTTGGCATCATTGTAGCCGCATTCAAAGCAAGCATAGTCACCACTCCACCCCCTGCGTGTTACTTCCTTCCCAACGGCAATAGAACGACATTTAGGACAGATCATAACCCCTCCGGTTTGCATTGGACTGCAAAACGATGATATCAATTCAAACACGGAAGGGAATGGTCTTTACAAAATAAATCCTTTTAATTTCAATAGTATAATATTGCTCTTCGGAACCCATCTAAGAACGGTGAATTATTGATGGTAGTTATTTTAAATCCTCATGCTGCGGCGCTGCTGCGAGCATGGCGCGGTAGGTTGGGTTGATAGCGTCATGTTCATTCATCGCGGTCCATCCAGCCTTGTTCATTTCCTCTGTCGGATCAACCGGCACCAACTTCCAACCATCCGGAATCACCGGAGAGTTGCCGTCCTGCGCCGGAGCGATGTAGTTTTGCTCCGGACAGCAATCGGATTGCGCTGGATAGTTACCATTCTGAAGCATGGCTACTTGAAAGCGTCCAAGCTCCACGTACTCCTGACATGACCACCCGCCATCAATAAAATCGCGAGCTTCAACAGCGTCGAAAGTGAACGATGTTTCACCGCCAGTTGGTGAGGTTAAGCCGTACAGGTCTGCTACCGGCTTAAACTGTGTGGCTGGAATATTTTCCGGAATATTTTGCGGTTCGTTTTGTGGTCGATCGGCACCCTGAAGCATGGCGGCGCGATAGGCGTTCCAGCCGACAGCTTTTCCGTGTTCAAACGCGCTGTCAAAGTCATCATCCATTTCCATCGCAGCGGGCACAGATACCGGCGCTGGAGGGGCGGTGTAAAGCGGCGTTACTTCTCGCAGCGGGTCGGCATAAGCATTGCCACTATCGAAGCTGACGTTGTTTTTTGCGCCGCCGCCTGACAGTAGCCACGCCACAGGCTCAGCTTCGAGCGATTCCAGCGCGATACGCGCCAGTTCAAGATCCATTTTCGCTTTTTCTGAGTCCGGAAATCCTGATGCGACAGAGATTCTATGCTTAAGTTTTTGGATTAACTGCTCTTTGGTGAATTCTTTGGTAATAGTGCTCATGGGGTTTCCCTCCACCATCTCTTCATCGGTTTCCCATAAAACTCGCGCCTGGCCTTCACAGACCTGAATGACTCCGCCACGACCGCAGGAGTTGCACTTTACGCTATCGTCATCCCACAAGGCGGTTTCATTCCCGCGAGCAGTTTTGACCGTGTGGGATTTGTTGCCGCAACGGCATTTGTTAAGCCAGCCAATGGTGAAAGTTTCCATGATGCCTCTCCTTTACCGGCTGCGGCGGGGGAATCGATGCCAGCAGCAGACAATGCAATGCTGAACGCCTCTTTCAAATCTGCAATCTGCTTGTCTTTGGCCTCCAGCTCATCCAGCAGCGCCAGCACGGTGGACGGGGTTAGAGCCTCATTGAATTCATCGCGATCATAACCCCAACTATCGGATTCTGCTCTCTCCGCCGCTTCACGCAGCTCCTGTTTGTTGATGTTGCTCATGACTGCACTCCTTTTCGAAGCTGGGCGGCGAAGTCACCGCAGATAATTGCTGCTGCATCAAGCCCAATTTGTTCGTCCTGATAGCAATTAATAATTGCATTGCTAATTTTCAGGCAAACTTCATCTACTGCGGCGGCCCGCACTTCAGCCAGGAAAGCGTCTGTGGCTGGCATGTTCCCCGTTGCGTTCATTGCTGCAAGGATGGCCCTTACACCGTCCTGCCCGACTTCTTCGCAGATAGCGTCTGTATTTGCGCCAACAACATCGCAGAAGGTCTGCACCGCATTGCGAGCGTTCGCATTCTCCGCAGCCAGCGCCGCGCATCTGGCTTCACCTTCTGCCACGCCAGCCTGGTACGCTTCGAACATATGCTGTGTCTTCTCGCGCACAAAGCTTCTGTCGTCTTCCATCGCTGGCGAGCAGCCGTTGTTGTTATTGGTAAACCACTCGATAAATTTCTGTTTCATACCCCTACCCTCCCCCAAACCATCAATACTCGCTTCATTGCCGCGCTGTTGCGGCATTCCTGAAATATTCCGTTGGTGCAGCTGAGCGCTGTACCAGCTTGCTCTTCCGGCGTCGCCAGGCGATAAGTCACCGTTCGCCAGACCTTGCTCACGCGGACAATCTTGCGGGACCGTTCCAGATCGATAGCATTCTTCGTGATGCAGTTGATGGTCATGCCGCACTCTGTGGCCACATCCTTCGCGGTGAAGGTCCGGTGCGTTTCGAGATAACGCAGAATTGCCTGCTTGCCTTTCATCAGAACCCCCCTTTCTTTTTCGGCTGCTGCTCACGCCCGCGGCGTTCTGCGGCGGCGGCCTGCTGGTCTGTGTCGTAAATTGCCCCGTTGATCTGATTGCAATAAACCGTTCCGGTACTGCCGTGGCGGTTGAGTCGCAGGATTAACTCGGTTTCTCCCGGCGGCACGCTGTCATCGAAAGCACCTTCCCGGTGGATGCCAACCCAGTAGTCGCAGTCCTGCTCAATCTGTCCTGTGTCGCGGGAATCGCTCGGTAACGGGCGTTTATTCACTCGCTTCTCCAGTTCGCGGTTAAGCTGGGTCAGCAGCACGACGACGCAGCCAAGCTCTTTGGCGAGGTTCTTCAGACCTTTGGTGATCATCCCGTACGCCAGGTCATTACGGTCGGCCTTTTCGGCGGTCATCAGCGTTAGGTAGTCAACCAAAATCATGCCTACGCAGCCCTTCTCGCGTTTGATTCGTCGGCTTTCGCTAACGATGTGAGCCAGTGACAGGCCAGGAGTATCGTCGATGTACAGCATGTCGATTTCACTCAATCGCCCGGCTGTAGCGATCGCCTTCTTAAAGTCTCCGTCGTAGTCGCCCTGGTACTGATCATCGGCGTCATCCGTGGCGGGCATGTAAAAAATGCTCGGATTTACGCCGGACTTCTGACCAACCAGTTTTTCGAGGATCTGGTCGCTCGGCATTTCCAGGCTGAACATCAGCGCTGCCTTTTTCTCACGAACCGCGCAGTTGATCGCCATCTGCCCGTATAGGGTTGTCTTGCCCATCTTTGGCCTTGCGCCAATCACGAACAGAGAGCCTTTAACCAGACCTTTCGGCGCCAGCAGTCGGTCGAGTGACGGGATGCCGGTGCTCATGCCGCGCTGTTCGCCTGAAGGGTCAAAGCGTTTCTCCAGATCTGCTACCCAGTCATCCATAACCTCACCAAACGATCTCAACCCTCGGCGGCTGCCGGTTTTTGAATGGTCTGCGAGCTGGGTGAAAATACCCTGAATGGCCTCGTACTTCTGCGTAGCGCTCATGCCGTTGCGGGAATACAGCAGCTCAGTAGCTTCGGTCAGGCGGTTGATACCATAGCGCTCCATTGCGGCTTCCCGGACTGATGCTGCGTATGCCACGATGTTTGCAGCGCTGGGAGTGTTCTTGGCGATCTCTGCCAGGTAAGCAAAGCCACCTACCTGCTCCGCGAGCCCTTTGCCTTCAAGCGCGTCGAACAGTGTCAGACCATCGACTGGCTTGTTGTCGCGGAACATCTGGCGCATCTCGGCAAAGATCAGCTGGTGAGGTCGGCTGTAAAACGACTCAGGCTTGAGCATCGCCAGAACCTTCTGGACTCGCTCGCTGTTGTCATCGTCCAGCAGCAGGCCACCGATAACGCTCTGCTCTGCTTCGAGGTTTTGTGGTACAGCCATGAAATCAGCGGTCATCACGATCCCCCTCGCGCACTTCGATGTAGAGCTTTTCGGTCAGGAACTTATCGAATTTCATGCGGCGCCAGGTCTTCCCGGATTTCTGGTCTGGTCGGTCTTCAAGCATCCAGCGGCAGTTCTGAGCGATGTAACGCAGATAACTTCTGAAACCGTCCATGTCCATCGGCTTGCTGTCCAGGTTGCGGGCAATTTTGTTAGCCTTACCCCAGAAGGTGCGGATCAGATTGCGTCGCTCATCAGTGAGGCATCTCCATCCCCGTGCTTCAGGCAGTTCGTCTTTCAGGCATTGCCATACTTCATCGCATGACAAACGTGACTTTTTCTCTTCAGCGGGTTTCTGGTCATTTGCGACATACTTACTACCGTTAGGTAGTAAGTTATTTAATATATTGTTATCTGTGGACACTGGCTGGACATCGGCTGGACACTCCACCTCCTCAGGCATTGGTACGACTGAGTTTGCGCTGGACACCGGCTGGACATCGGCTGGACAAAAATTTGACTGATATTCGTCATATTTGACCACTTTTAGAACAGTAAAACGGTTGTTCGATTTGGTGGTGATCATGCCCAGGTTCTGGAATTTACGGAGAAGTGATTTAACGCGATCAGCGGTCAAACCTGTTTCCATTGCCAGTGTGTTTCGCCCGGTGATGAACTCTCCGCGCTCGCAAATCACATCGCCAACATCAGTCGAAACCATTGTCTGTTCGTGATTAGCGCGCAGGAGCAGGTGAACCCATAAATGAGCCGCCTCAGCGTCCTTGTAGAACGGCACATCCATAATTTTACGGTGCAGCAAGGCAAACCCCTTACCGTCATTCGTGCGCGGTTTCTGGAGCCTTCTGGCCTCTCTGGCTTCGGCTAAATTAGATACGTTACCCACGGCCACTCTCCTTACGTTTCAGTTCTTCCAGGATGGCGCGCATCTTCTCTGCCACAATCGGATTAACCGAGCGGATGAAGCGTTCGCGGGTTATGTTTTTATGTACAGCGGTATGGTAATAGCGTGGATTTTTTGCCATTATTCCTCCTGCAATGAGTGCACACGATTTGCATCTGAAGGCCAGTTCTGTTCGCGCAGACTGGCTTTCGCCATTTTTGATACTTCCCATCACATAACCCCCAGCATCGACGTGACCATCGTCATCAGCGGTCCTACCTGCTCCGGCATGAGGCGGAACAGCGACGCTATACCCTCGCTTACCTCTTTCAGCTTCTGATGCTCTGGAGCGTCCAGGAGCACGGCCTGTTTAGCTTCGGCACACTCTTTCATCGCAGAGGCTATCAGCGACATCGTGTCATTCTGGGGTGCCAGGCGGTTGCGGTACTCCAGCGGCAGGACGGACATGATTGCCGGGGCCAGCTGGCGAATGTTGTTGGCGGCGTATTCGGTGTCGCCGTCGATCCAGCGGAATACCTTCTGCATCTGGCGGTGCGAGTCAGCGGGGATATCCAGACCGGTGCCGCCGGTAGCCCGCCACTCTTCCACAATGAGCGCTGCGACGAACTCACGGCTGCGGCAGTCAGCTGCCCAGGCGCGTACGGCTGCGCGGATCCCATCGATGTTTAACGCCGTGGAATCAGGTTCCCGGCGATTCTGGTAAATCATCGCCGTTGGCGAAAATTTGTTACCTTGTTGATACGCAAGTGAATGCATTGCTTTCCCTTTCGTGGTTAGGGCCGCCAATTAGGCGGCGTTGTTGCTGATTGGTGGAAAAACGTCATCAACGCTTACTGAAGCGCCATGCTTATTCAGAGCTGCAACAATCGCCCGGCACTGCTCAAGGCTTAAGCTGCGTTTATTTTTTTCGTAATGGCAAACCGCACCTGTCGACAGGTTCAGCTCTTCGGCAATCTGTCGCTGAGTCAAACCGATGTTTCTGCGGATTTTTCGGATATTGTTCATGTCGGGTCTCCTTTAAACAACTTAAATATACGTTTTGTATTCTTTGTTCGCAAGTAAAATATACGAATTGTGGCTCGCGCAAATATATACAACTTGTATCATTCGGGTATGACTATGAAATGGTACGACTTAGCTAAGACCCTGATGAAAAGTCAGGGCATCAATCAGGAACAGCTGGCGGAGCACCTCGGTATTACTAAAGGTGCGGTAAGTCATTGGCTGAACGCTCGGCGTGAGCCAAGCCTTTCCGAGATCGCAAAAATATTGCAGTTCCTTGGCAAAAAGAACTTCTCCGTAGGAGCTGGCGGTATGATCATTGACGACACGCTTAAGGGTGATGTGGAGTACGCTGGCCCCTACAATCCTGGTAACAAGTATCCAGTAATCAGCAGTGTCCAGGCTGGTTCATGGTGCGAAGCGGTTGAGCCATACACCCTAAAAGATATAGATCTGTGGCTTGAGTCGAATGCTCACATTCAGGGTGACGCGTTCTGGTTGCTCGTTGAGGGCGAGTCAATGACAGCCCCTACTGGCTTGAGCATACCTGAAGGAACCTATGTACTTTTCGACACCGGTAGAGATGCGGTAAATGGCAGTCTGGTAATAGCAAAGCTATCCGATTCGAACGAGGCAACATTTAAGAAGCTGGTGATCGATGGTGGGCAGAAGTACCTGAAGGGCCTTAACCCGCAATGGCCACTCGTGCCGATTAATGGTAACTGTCGAATTATCGGTGTTGCTGTAGAGACGAAGATGCGGCTGGTCTGATCGGCAAGGTGTTCTGGTCGGCGTATAGTAGGTAGATGGTCATCCCTCTATGGTTGACAATAGTAAAATATACAATTTTGTGTTGACGGCCTAGTTAACTTGGCATAGATTTATCAAACCAAGCCCAGCCCCGTTCGCAGACAATTGTTAATATCTGCATAACGGCTCTGGGCTATTTTTTTTGGGATTTTTATGAAGAAGGCAGCAATTTTAATTGATGCAGGATTTTTCATGCAAAGGGTGCACTCGACGCATCGTAAGCACTTTGCTGAACATGAGCTTACAGCGCAGTGCATCATGAAAGTCATATGGTCTATGGTTCTTTCCCATTTAAACGGAAAGCGGCAATCTCAAGAACGGAGAGATCCTCTTGAACTTTATAGAATTTACTTTTATGACTGCCCACCTTTAGACATTCAAACCCGCCTCCCGCTTCCAGACCCGGGAAACAAGACGACTGGCCGCAAAAACTTTAAGCTTGAGAAATCTTATATTTTGAGAACCGAGCTGCATGAAGAATTAAGAAAAACTCGGAAAACAGCCTTAAGGCTTGGTCATCTCGTTGATAATAAGCGCTGGCAGTTGACAACTTTCTCCCTTGACGCGCTTATGAAAGGGACGAAGAAATGGGATCAACTGACTAATGATGACTTTTACTATGACATTAAGCAAAAACAGGTGGACATCAAGCTTGGAATGGACATAACCACTCTGGCTTATGAAAAACTTGTTGATGTTATTGTACTAGTCGCTGGCGATTCAGATTTTGTACCCGCAGCTAAACACGCCAGGATTAAAGGGATTGACTTCATTCTCGATCCACTCAGGCAGAATGTTACGCCTTCTTTGTCGGAACACATTGATGGGGTCCAGTCATATAGTTTGATATCAGGCCTTGCCGACGCTTTGCATGCTGAGCCCAACCCAGCCCCTGAATGGTGGGAAGACCGCAAAAAAGGGAAGGCCAGGGGTAAGAGTAATAGCGGCAAGCGCGAATATGGAAGCACCCAAGTTGATGCAGCAAAGAAGCACCAAAGGAATAAGCGTTAGTCTATTAAGCCCGGCCACCGCGCCGGGTTTTTTATTGCCCACCCATAAAGCTATCCCCCATTCTGCCGATAACTATCCAGCCTGAAGCTGATAACAATAACTATCGCAACACTACCTGCCCGCCCGTGCGGGCTTTTTTATTGCCCCTTCCTCACCAACTCCGCATCATCCCTGTTAGCTCCCTTCCCTATCACGTTTCCTGTTTCCTTCCGGTACTGCTTCAGCTTGTCGATGATGTTTTGCTGGGTAATGGGTAAATCAGCCAGTGACAACTCCATGACCGCCCGCCCCATCGCCTGAATTTTCATGCTTATACGCTCTTCATCCAGAACCATGCACATCCCTCCTGCTGTTTTTTTAAGCGTAGCACTGGTATTTAAAAAAATAAATCACCTTAGAATACAATTTGTTATCACAAAACCACCCACCAATTATACATTTCGTATTGCATGATAAGAATACGTTTTGTATATTCAATCCATCGAAACGAAACATCGACAGCTGAGCGAAGTTAGCCAGCGGCGAAGTGGAGATTCGGTCAGTCGAACGGCGCGACAGTAAACCATGCGTCGGACCATAGGCGGGCTCAGGAAGAGCGGCAATTATGGCTAAACGATTTACCAGCAGCTCTTTGCGAGGGGCTGACGGTAAACAAAAAGAGAGGCGCTTATGAAGTTTTACGAATTACCTGAACAGGTGCAGTCAATAGCTGCAGAGCTTCTGGCTAAGAGGCTTAATGATGAGGTCTTTATTGATGAGAAAAACAGGACGGAAAAAGCAAAAGCAATTGCTCAAACCGTCCGGGAGGCGTTTTTTAAACTATACGACAATTAACTACCTATCACTGCCATCTTCAAAATGGTCAGTTTTAAAGTGCTGTAATGCCTGGTCATAAATCTTCAATAGACCATTCACATTGTCATGATGAATGGGAACACGTTCAGCGCGCACTAACTCAATTACCAATTGAGCGGCTGCAAGCTCAGGGTGTGTTTTAGGATTAGCAATATCTGACATAAAACCTCCTTTTGACTGTGGATTCATCAGTCTACGGCATTCCTTTGACTGTGGAAAGCAAGGGAGCGCGCGCCGGGCGCGGATAAATATCCCGGCACTAACTGGAATGTTTTGGGGTGTGGTGGGCAGCTGATTCGTGATGCTCGCGGATCAATCCGGTCCACGAATCCACCACACCGACCAAAGCATTTCTCCCGCATCAGCGGGCAAATCATATGAGGTGAAGTATGAAAGAGACAATAGCAATTATTGGTGCTGATGCTCTGTTTACGAAGCGTCCTGACATGTCAGAGGTTGGCGACATCATCAGTTATCTGATGACACGCGATTCATATGCACGCCCAGAGGACGCAGATGGTGACCCGGTTAAGCGGTACGCCATCGTTTGCAAAATCACGGTTGAAGAAATTGATTAAGGCTGCCAGTGGCGGCCTTTTTTACGCCCGTCAGCGGGTAACTACAGAGGGTAAGGCGATGGAGTTTAAGAAAGGAGATGTTGTTACGTGGTCAAGCCAGGCCGCGGGCAGCTGGAAGACGAAAACTGGAGTGATTACGGAAGTGTGGGAATACAAAAAACAAACGCGTTACACCGTAAAAGTTGATCCGAAGGAAGGGTCGACGGCGAAACCGAAGTTTTACTACCCACGCACATCAGCACTACAGAAGATGTCATGACCCGCTCCGGCGGGTTTTTTATCGGCCATACCTCAGCTCATTCCAACGAGTGAGCTTGAGTTATGACAACCGGCGGCCATCCACCGCCCATTAGCGCAGAAGTCTTGTATTAACCGTTCCGTTCGCCGCGATAAGGCCAAGAGGATTTATGAGCAACAAAACAGGCGGTCCAGCGTTTCCACAATCAGGCGTATGCACTCCTGAAATTAACTCATGGGATAGCGAAGATTTTGGAGGTCGAGGCTTAACCTTGCGCGACTACTTCGCGGCCAAGGCTATGCAGGGTCGATTAGCGAATCCTGACTGGTTGTGTAGCGATGACCGCACAGCAACCGAAGCGTACCAGATAGCTGACGCAATGCTTCGCGCCCGGGGGGCATCATGACAGTCACCCACAACGGCAAGCAATACACCGCCAAAAAGCTCAACGATAACGAGTGGCAACTGACGTCGCTATCGGCACCGCGGGAAAAACTGGTGCTGAACCGCTGGCAGATGCATATCGCTGGCCTCCTGGAACAGGTTGAGGTGAAGGTATGATCAATCACTACGGCACCACCCCGCTCATACGCCAGTGCGTCACGCCCGGCATGATGGCAATGCATGAAGGCCGCACCTATCGCGTCTCAGCAGTCATTCAGGAGCGTAAATGGGTCTACCTGCACACTGATGCAGAAATCATACGCCTCAGTGACTGCGTGATTGACGTTCTTCTGGACGGTCACGGCAACCCTATCCAGCACTAATCACCCTATTCAACCGATCGGCCTGGCTTTTTGCGGGCGGGATCTGCACATCCAAATTTCAGGAGTTCAGCCATGAACGCATACCTCACTTACGACCGCATCGAAGATCGGCGCTGGGTTGAGCAGCAGCTCACAGACGAGAAAGAGAAGTGGATCGACGACCGGGCACAGCAAATCATCGACATGATGCCAAAAGAGCCGTCCGGCCTCTTCCACTTCTCGGTCCCGATTGACTCCAGCCCATACGAAGGACTTCGCAGCGATAAAGCTGGCGAAGCCTACAACGATTTCATTTCGGCAGTTGCTTACGCCCAGGCGGAATACGACTGGGAACACCGTACCGGCTGCCCGTTTTAATTTTTGAGGGATTTAACAATGAGTACTGCACTTTCCACCATGGCCGGGAAACTGGCCGCACGCCTCGGTATGGATGCCGGTACAGACCTGATGAATACGCTGAAGAACACAGCATTCAAAGGTGGCAACGTCACGGACGAGCAATTTACAGCTCTGTTGATCGTCGCCAACCAATACGGCCTGAACCCATGGACCAAAGAGATTTATGCCTTCCCAGATAAAGGCGGGATTGTCCCGGTCGTCGGCGTTGATGGATGGGCCCGCATTATCAACGAACATCCGCAGTTCGACGGCATGGAGTTCTCTTACGACAAAGAAGAAGGCGCGTGCACCTGCAAGATTTACCGCAAAGACCGTAAGCACCCGACCATTGTCACTGAGTACATGGGAGAGTGTAAACGCAACACTCAGCCATGGCAGTCCCACCCTACCCGCATGCTTCGCCACAAGACGCTTATCCAGTGCGCGCGGCTGGCCTTTGGTTTCGCTGGCATCTTCGACCAGGACGAGGCAGAGCGAGTGATTGAAGGAACAACGGCAGAGGTTCATGCGGGCCATGAATCAGATAGCCGTCGCCCGGATCTGATCGCAAAAGGTGAGTCCGCTGCGCGCCTTGGAACCGTTAAGTATCAGGAGTTCTGGGTGGCGCTGAGCGCTGAAGAGAAGCAGGTGATCGGCGCAGTTGAGAAGCGACGCATGTATGACATGAGTCTTGCCGTCGACAACGCTGAACCTGTCAATGTCGCAGATACGGAGGCTGAATGATGGAGCAACGCACCCCTGAATGGTTTGCTGCGCGCTGCGGCAAGGTCACTGCCAGTCGCCTGGCTGATGTCATGGCCCGGACTAAGTCGGGCTACTCCACCAGCCGCCAGAACTACATGGCCGAGCTGATTTGCCAACGACTGACCGGGAAGCTGGAGGAAGGTTTTTCGAATGCCGCGATGTTGCGCGGCACTGAACTTGAGCCAGTGGCGCGCGAAATGTACGCGCTGAATGAGTTCGATGCGGAAATCACTGAAGTTGGACTCATCGATCACCCAACCATACCCGGATTCGCAGCCAGCCCGGACGGACTTGTTAACGACGACGGGCTTATCGAAATCAAATGCCCCAACACCTGGACCCATCTTGAAACGCTGAAAACTGGCGAGCCAAAGCGCCAGTACATGCTGCAAATGCATGCGCAGATGATGTGCACCGGGCGGAAATGGTGTGATTTCGTTAGTTTCGATGATCGCCTGCCGCCTGACCTCGCCTATTTCAAGAAGCGCATTCATTTCCATGAAGAGCTGGCGCGCGAAATCGAGTCTGAGGTTAAGAGCTTCCTTGCAGATCTGGAATCTGAAATTCAGAAAATCACAGAGCGTGCAGCATGAAACGCACACCCTTTTACCGCAGGCCCGGACGAACCGGGCAATACTCCGGCCTCCGTGAACGCGTTATCTGGATGATTCAGACGCGCGGGCCGCCCGGTAACCGGTAGCGAAATCGCTGAGAAGTTTGGCGTAACGCTCATCGAGTTTAACCGGGTTGCCAACGGCATCACTCGCGGCACTGGGCAGATAGCGCAGATCGTTGAGTCAAAAAAATGGCTTAACGAGGACGGCATATGCGACCGGACATTCGACCTGGTCACGAAGCCAAAGGTCATAACGCCGCAGGGTAAATCGCGGTTGTTCACCCGGCGCGCCATAGAGCAGTCGCAGGAAGGTAGACGGCAGGAATGCATTGAACGTGCTGCGCGCCGTCGCCGCCTGATTGCTCAAGGCCTCTACATCGACGAAATGGAGTCCATCCTATGACTTACGCTCACGACGACATCAGGGTTGGTAATCTGAGCCTTCCCTTCATTGGTAACGGCTGGCTAATGCCATGGGGTGAAGTAGTCAGCAATCCATTAAAGGCGCAGCGACTAGCTGAGGAATATCGGGAAAGGCAGGAGGCGGCATGAGCGAAGCACCAATGATTATCGTACCGACAGATATTGGCCAGAAGATTAAAGAAATCGAATCTGCTTACCAGCGTTACGTCGATGAATTCAGGATCCCCGAAGACCACAAAATTATCGTTAACTTTTCTGCCGGTAAAGATTCCACGGCAACCATGGCAATCGCCCACGCTCTGTTCGGCGACAAGGTGCAAGGTGTCATGGCCGATACCGACAACGAACACGAGCTGACAATTGAGTTCGGTAAAACCATTCATGAGCAAATCGGATGCAAACCGATAAGCGTGGTTAAACGAGTTTACTCAGAGGAGCATTTCTCACGTCGGCGCGAAGCCATCAGCTCAACATGGACCAAACGACAGGCAATAAGAACGGGCTCCTACCGAGGGATTATCATGCCTTCCCTGGCAAGGAGTGATACCAAATTTGGCAAGGCATGGCAGCGTACCGCTGAAAAATGGGGTATTGAATTTCAGACACCACTTGAGGCAGCGCTTTCTGTTCTGCATCCAAGCGGAAATTCATTTCTTGATGCCTGTTTACTTCATGGCAAGTTCCCTCAACTACGGGACCGCTTCTGCACAGATGAGTTAAAGATCCAAATAGCATTCGACGCTGTCATGCAACCCATGCTGGATGATGGTGAGGTTATCGTTCAGTGGTCCGGGGTGCGAGCAGATGAGTCGTCGAAGCGTGCTGGGTACGATCGGTTTTCAACTGATCAGCGGGACCCGGAGTTTCTTTATAACTTCCTGCCAATCCACCAATGGACTGCTTCTGACGTTTTCGCGCTTCACAAGTACTTTGGCATTAATCCAAATCCGCTTTACCTGCAAGGAGCTGCGCGCGTTGGGTGCATGAACTGCGTGCTGTGCAATAAAGAGGAAATAGCTGAGACGGCAGCTCGCTGGCCTGAATACATCGAAAAGCACAGGCAATGGGAGTTAAAGGTTCGCCTTGTAAGTCGCTGGGTTCACTGGATGAGCGTAGGAGAAATAAGCCAAAGGTGGATGAAGCAGTTCAGCCTTCCTCTGGGGAGGGAAGTGCAACTATATGGACTTACACCTGATGTTGAACGAGTTGAATGGTCTGGCTTCTATGGCCCGCGCGGCGGAATGAACACCCCTGGAGTTGATGAAGTCCTAGAGTGGGCAAAAACAGGGAGAGGAGGAAAGGTGTATGACCTTGTGAAAGCTAGCATGGATACATCTGTTTGTTCGTCCCGTTATGGACTCTGTGAGTGAGGTTTCGTAATGACTGGAAAATACTCCCTTATCTATGCAGATCCTCCCTGGTCTTACGGCAACACCATCAGCAACGGCGCCGCTGCCGATCACTACTCCACCATGAAGCTAATCGACATCAAGCGCCTCCCGGTGTGGGAACTTGCCGCCGAAAATGCGGTGCTGGCGATGTGGTACACCGGCACGCATAACAAGGAAGCTATCGAACTTGCCGAGGCCTGGGGCTTCACCGTTCGTACGATGAAGGGCTTTACCTGGGTGAAGCTGAATCAGAACGCGGAATTGCGCATCAACAAGGCGCTGGCCGAGGGTGAAATCACCGACTTTTACGACTTCCTCGATCTGCTTAACGCCGAGACGCGCATGAACGGCGGCAACCACACCCGGGCCAACACTGAGGACTTGCTGATTGCAACCCGCGGCGCCGGGCTGGAGCGAAAGCACGCAGGGATTAAGCAGGTGGTATACAGCCCGCTCGGCGCGCACAGCGAAAAGCCGTGGGAAGTGCGTCACAGGCTGGAGCTTCTTTACGGCGATGTGCCACGCATTGAGTTATTCAGCCGCAGCGCGGCGCCGGGCTGGGATCACTGGGGAAATCAGTGCGCTACCGCCGCGGTAGAACTACTGCCTGGCTGCGCCATCGATGTTATGAAAACGGAGGCAGCATGACGCCAGCAAATGAAAACGCCATCCGCACCGCATGCCGCCGCTGCACCGAGGAAATCCAGCAGGCCATGCGCAAGAAGCCAAAGCCAAACTGGAACGAAACGGTGCCCCCCCATCATCAACAGGCATCACAAGAAAATTGAAGCTCTGGGAGTTAGCCTCCTGGAGTTCGTCGTATACACAGGGCGGCTTAATCGCCGCTTCGGAGTTGAATCGTGAAGGTTGAAAAAAGCGATGTTCTGGCGTTTACCATTTCAGATGTTAAACGCCTCGACCCGGTAAGGGTGATGATTGAAAACTATGAGCCCGGTATGGGGCGCATCACCATCACCTGCTTCGGTAAGGCCTGGACCGGTGCCTGGTTTGCAATGGGCGGTGACACTGTTCAGGACTTCATTAAGCGCGTCAGTAATGAGTACCTTATCGGCTATTTCGATCCGCAGCTGCAAAGCACAATAGATGATGACAATGATGCCAACCTTGCTTTCGTTAAGGGTGAGATTATCCGGCTGCGTCGTGAGCAGGAAATTGACGGTAATGAAGCCCGATCAATGTGGGATGAGGCTGAAGATGCTGAAGATGTGAAGGGGAGCTGCTGCAATTATCTCGTCGGCGACAAGCTGCTTAACCTGCTAGGCGATGATCCATGGTACGCAAAATGGCCTTCCGTGCCGAACCATCATTATCAGTACCTCGAGCACATCATTGATGCAGTGCGCGATGGGATCGCAGAACTGGAGCGTGTCTCATGAACAGAGCCTCACCAGTTGATTTGAGGAGAAGTGTCGAAATAGCCAACCACGTGGCGCATATCGGGATTCGCTTTGTGCCGATCCCGGTAGCTTCAGAGGAAGAATTCCAGACCCTGTCCGCCGAGCTATCTCGACGGCTTGAGCAGATGGCAGTCGAAGCAGAGAAGAATGAAGGCGGTGCAGCATGACCAAATACGCGAAGCTTGATAGCGAAGTGTTAAGCGCTATCGGCGCTCAGCCTACCTCGTTTTCTGAACTATTTAGCCCTTCCGTCAGACAGGAGTGCCTCGTCATTGCTGAAGCAGAAGGAAAGCACCCGATGGACGTCTTCCGCATCCTTGATCGCCGACTCCAGTCACTCAGGAAGCTTGGCGTCATCCAGCACGTCAAAGGCAAGGGGTGGATTCAGCCATGACATCAATAATCGCCAGGTCGCTAAAGCGGCCTTTTTTATTGCTGGCGTTCACCTTCAACCGAATTAACCGACAGTTCCGGGAGCATTGACCATGGCCGATATCATCGATACCGCAGCAGAGATTGAAGAGCTTCAGCGTAACGCTGCCCTTTCCGCCCACCGCCTCAACCGTAACGCCGTATCAGCTGAGCGTTGTGAAGAATGCGACGAACCAATTCCCGAGCTACGGCGCGCTGCAGTCCCCGGTTGCCAAACGTGCGCGGAGTGCCAGGGTGTTATCGAGTTAAGGAATAAGCAAAGGGGGATCCAGTGAAAGAGCGCGGAATGATTTTTAACGGCGAGATGGTTCGCGCAATTCTCGATGGCGGCAAGACGCAGACCCGGCGGCCAGTGAAGGTCCCACACATTGATAAAGATGCAATGTGCGAATTATCTGGCAATGAATTGGCTGGTGAGTTATTGGCGGGAAATTACAGAAACAGCCCACACGGTAAACCAGGTGATCGTATCTGGGTGCGGGAGACTTGGGCACGCTACAACATCGACCAGGATAGCCACGATATGGCTTACCGAGCTACGCCACCTGCAGACTGGCCGGAAGAAGGAAGATGGCGTCCATCAATTCACATGCCGCGCTGGGCCAGTCGCCTAATGCTGGAAATTACCGGTGTGCGAGTTGAGCGATTACAGGCCATTACTCTTGGGGATATCTGTAAGGAAATCGGCTGCGGTCTTTACGACTTCCGCCCTGCCACTTATGGCTTTCAGGTGTGGGAAGAACTGTGGAAGTCGATCTACGGGGAAGAAAACTGGCAGGCGAACCCCTGGGTCTGGGTAATCGAATTTAAGGTGGTGCCCAATGTTCAGGATAATCCAGACTAATACCTGGTACGCCGATCCCCACGGCGCGCCCTGCAAAATCCTCCGCGCTACCCACGAAGTAATCCACTACATCCGCAACGGTCGCACCTGCATCGCCAGCATGGGCCGCTTTCAGCATGAATTCGAGCCGCTGACCAAAGCACAGGCCGAGCGGATCGCCGAAGAAATCGAAACAGCAGATCACCTGAAAAAGCTGCGCGCCCAGCGTGCGGCGTAAGGAGAACTATGAGCACCATTCAGGACATCCGAAACCAGCTATCAACTCTGGTAACCGAGGCGCACAAGGTTGCATGCGCCCTCGATATAGGTGACGAGCGAACAGAGGCCTTTGAGCTATATGAAGCGCTTCGTCGACTTCAGCGGCAGGGCGCCGCCGGAGAGATTCTCTCAGCAACCAACCCTCTTCTCGCCTCGCCATATTACGACGAGGACTGGGACGAAGATGAAGACGACTGACGCAACTGATAGCCAGTTATGAGCTGGCTATTGGGTGCGAAAGCACTGCTCCGTTATCCCTTTTTGCCCGGCCACGCGCCGGGTTCTTTTTGCCTGGAGAAAACCATGAGCGACATTATTCAGCTGGTACCAAACAAATGGGTCACAGAGGAACTTTTAACTGCGACAACCGGCATGTCAAAGCACATGATTCAGCATGCCCGCCGGTCTACCTGGATGGAGGGAAAGCATTATCGCCATGTTGCCCCTGATATGGCACCTAAGCAAAACAGCCCAATCATGTATAACCGCGATGAGATAAACCACTGGATCGAGCACCAAAGCCCAGCGAAACGCCGGAGAATATCTGCTTAAATGTCCTTTGGCACATCAAACGAGGAATGATTATGGCAGCATACCCAACAGGCGTAGAGGTTCATGGCGAATCGTTACGCATATGGTTCATATATCAGGGAAAGCGTGTCAGGGAAAATCTCGGCGTTCCTGACACGCCAAAAAACAGGAAAATGGCAGGCGAGCTTCGGGCTTCAGTCTGCTTTGCGATAAAGACAGGCACATTCAATTATGCCTCACAATTCCCGGATTCATCGAACGCAGAGAAATTCAGCACTGTCAGAAAGCAAATCTCCCTACTTGAACTGAAATCGAAATGGCTCGGACTTAAGGAGATGGAGCTTAGTCTCGGGACTTTGCGGCGTTACGATTGCCACCTCACAACAACCATCGAAACTATTGGTGAGCACAGGTACATCGGCAGCCTGAACACTGAAGATATCCTTAGCGCCAGGAAGGAGCTACTGAACGGCTGGCAGAAAACCAGGCATGGACTGAATCATCCACCCAAAAAAGGAAGAAGCGTTCCTACCGTCAATAGTTATATGGCATGTCTTGGCGGGATGCTTGGCTTTGCTTTCAAAAGTGGCTATCTGAAAACCGATCTGATGGCAGGCATCTCCCCGCTTGCAAAAGAAAGGCCCATTCCAGACCCTCTGACTTCTGACGAGTATCAGCGAGTGATCGCGGCCTGCCCAACCCAGCAGTTTCAGAATATGGTTATCTTTGCGGTTAATACAGGCGTCCGGCATGGTGAGCTTAGCGCATTAGCCTGGGAGGATGTGGACACTGTTAACTGGACAGTTACAGTGTCACGTAACTATTCCATGAAGGGTAACTTCACCCTGCCCAAAACCAATGCCGGGATTCGGACTATACAGTTAACCCAGCCAGCAATTGACGCGCTTAAAGCGCAGATGCCACTGACCAGAATGATGGCGTCACACAAGGTAAGCGTCAGCCTACGGGAATACAAGAAAAAGAGAACTGACGAATGCACCTTTATATTCTCCCCGTCCATTACTTCAATGAACGGCAAGAAGACTGTGTGCTACGTTCCCGGGTCTATTAATTCTGCCTGGCGCACTGCCCTGCGTCGTGCAGGCGTCCGGCAAAGACGATCTTATGAAACCAGAAACACATATGCTTGCTGGGCACTGGTAGCTGGAGCGAATCCAAACTTCGTTGCGCACCAGATGGGCCATTCGTCAGCGCAAATGCTCTTCACGGTTTACGGTAAATGGATGACCGAGAATAACCATGACCAGGTGGGCATTTTGAACGCGTCTTTTACTCAAAATGCCCCACTGATGCCCCATAGAAAAACCGCATAAACTCAAGTATCTGATTTTAAATATCAATATCACTTCAATCATGATTCATCTGGATGAGCAAGGTCGGCTCTTTTGCCTTTAGCTTCCTGCCGGTAATGTTCTGTATCGCCATTCCTCTGGGTCTGGCGCGCGAAAACAAAGGCGTGGCGGCGTTTGCGGGCTTCGTTGGCTATGCGGTCATGAACCTTGCGGTTAACTTCTGGCTGACCGCCAAAGGGATCCTGCCGACGACCGACGCGGCGGTACTGAAAGCCAATAACATTCAGAGCGTGATTGGTATTCAGTCCATCGATACCGGGATCCTTGGAGCCGTGATCGCGGGGGTAATTATCTGGATGCTGCACGAGCGCTTCCACAACATCCGCCTGCCCGATGCGCTGGCCTTCTTCGGCGGGACCCGCTTTGTGCCAATCATTACGCTGGTTGTGATGGGTCTGTTTGGTCTGATCATCCCTCTGATTTGGCCGATTTTTGCCATGGGGATCACCGGTATCGGCCGCATTATCAACGGCGCGGGTGATTTCGGCCCGATGATTTTCGGTACGGGTGAACGTCTGCTGCTGCCATTTGGTTTACAGCACATCCTGGTTGCCCTGATCCGCTTTACCGAAGCCGGCGGTACCATGGACGTTTGCGGTCATTCCGTTAGCGGTGCGCTGACCATCTTCCAGGCCCAGCTGAGCTGCCCGACCACTCACGGCTTCTCTGAAAGTGCGACGCGTTTCCTCTCTCAGGGTAAAATGCCTGCCTTCCTCGGCGGCCTGCCGGGCGCAGCGCTGGCGATGTACCACTGTGCCCGTCCGGAAAATCGTCATAAAATTAAAGGTCTGCTGATCTCCGGCGTTATTGCCTGCGTGGTGGGCGGTACGACAGAACCTATCGAGTTCCTGTTCCTGTTCGTAGCGCCGGTACTGTACCTCATCCACGCCGTACTGACGGGCCTGGGCTTTACCGTGATGGCTGTGCTCGGTGTGACCATCGGTAACACCGACGGTAACGTGATTGACTTCGTGGTCTTCGGTATCCTGCACGGTCTGTCCACCAAATGGTATCTGGTGCCGGTTGTGGCCGCCATCTGGTTCGCGGTTTACTACGGGATCTTCCGCTTCGCCATCACCCGCTTTAACCTGAAAACGCCTGGCCGCGATACCGATACGGCCACCAGCGTTGAACAGGCGGTAGCCGGCACCATTGGGAAATCCGGATATAACACGCCGGCTATTCTGGCGGCGCTGGGCGGTGCGGATAACATTACCTCTCTGGATAACTGCATCACCCGCCTGCGTTTGTCGGTGGCGGACATGTCCAAAGTGGATACCAACGCACTTAAAGCTAACCGGGCTATCGGCGTGGTACAGTTAAATCAACACAATTTGCAGGTCGTCATTGGCCCGCAGGTACAGTCAGTGAAGGATGAGCTGGCAACCCTGATGCGAACCGTCGAAGCCTGA